AAGCAAAGAAAACAGCATCAAATGATACAGAAATGTCATTTAACATTTATGAACCATATGGTTTTTCATTCATAACAAAATTAAATAATGCAGCGGATATATTAAAAAAGAAAAGTAAATTAAAAGACTATAAAGATTTATCTAACTCTACAAAACAATTTTTTGTGTTAGGAATTAGGTTTCAAGGGTATGATGAAAATGGTAAAGAGATATCAGCAGTATCTACTTATAACCAAGATACATTTGATGTGACAGGTGATTCGGGTGGCGTATTTGAAAGATTTTTTGATATAAGAATTACTGATTTTAAATTTAAACTTGACGGTAAGATGACAGTATATAATATTACTGCCGCAACAGTTGCACCAAAAGCAGGATTTGGTGTAAAGTATGGTAGGATAGATAGAGGTGCTAGAGTAGAAGGAAGTACAGTAGAAGATGTATTACGAGGAACTAAAGGTTTACTAACATCATTAAACGAACAACAAGTATTACAAACTAAGAAGAATGGTGAAGGTAGTATAGCAAATGTATATAAGCTCAGATATTTAGGTACTGCTGAATCAGAAATAGGATCTGCATCTATTGTAAGTATTGCTGATTTGGATAAATCTAAGTTGCCAATGAGTGTGGCTGAAAATATTAAACAAGTAAATGACGCAGTATCAGTATCAGCCATACCTAATACTAATAGCAGAACTATTACATTTGCAAACGATGTGTCTATAATGCAAGCTATAGGATCAATTGTTTCTCAAAGTAGTTATTTAGAAAACGCATTGACTGAAGTAATAAAATCCGATACTGAACCTCCGCAACCGGGACAAGGCACTGCTACAGTTAAAGATCCTAACCCAAGAACTATTAAATGGTATAACTTGGGTGCAGAAGTTAAATGTTTGGGTTTTGATAAGATAGTGGGTGATTTTGCTTATGAAATTACCTACGTTATACAACCATATGAAACTCCAATGGTTACTAGTCCATATGCAGGTAAAACATCAAAATATTATGGTGCACATAAAAGATATGAATATTGGTTCACTGGTAAGAATTCAGAAATATTAAACTATGAACAAGCAATGAATAACTCATATTTTTTACCATCAATGAATCCAACTGGTTCTCCTGCTAGTCAAGGTGGCGGGGCAGATATTGCTACTGTACCGGGTAAACGACAAAATGAAGATAGAACGGGTAAATTAGATATAGGTAAGGAAGCACAGAATTCTTATCTAACAAGTTTATATGATCCTGGTGCATATGCTACTGCAAAGGTTACTATATTAGGAGACCCTGATTATCTAATGCAAGATAGTCCTAGTTCAATTAATCAAGTATATCGTCAATTTTATGGCAAAGGTTTTACTATTAACCCAAATGGTGGACAAGTTTTTATTGAGATAGATTTTAAAGAAGCGGAAGATTATAATAATGATACTGGATTATTAACTGTTAACGATTCTATATTATTTTGGAAATATCCTAAAGAGATAGCATCACAAGTTAAAGGTGTGAGTTATATGTTAGTTGAAGTAATAAGTAGTTTTTCAAAAGGTAAATTTACACAAGAATTAGATTGCGTAATAAATCAGTTTCCTGGTATTACTAATAAATCTGATAAAAATGCGGCAGGTAGACCATCTAATGTAGAAGAAAATGTGTTTGATACTAGGCAGAGTATACAAGAAAATGTGTTTAATCCGGCACAAGATGTACAAGAAAGCGTCTTTGATCCAACTGCCGGCGGTATATCAGGAGCCGGATCTAACAGCACAAACAAATCTCTTAATTCAGGTTCGGAAGCAAGAGATGATAATATAATAGATGCTAAGAAACAACCCCCGAATGATCCCGGCGGTGGTAGGGAAGATCCTAATACAGGAAATGTATTAGATATGGGATTAGGATAAGATTATGGCATACGATGAAATAAAACCTCGAGGTAGTACTAAAGCAAGTCAACCAGATGCAGGTGGTGCAGTATTACGTAGCGTACCACTATTTGGTATTGTTAAAGATAATATAGATCCTATTCGTTCTGGTAGACTACAAGTATACATTAGTGACTTGGGAGGACTAGATCCAGATGATAGTAATTCTTGGGTAACTGTTAGTTATATGACTCCCTTCTATGGCGTAACTACACCATCAGGTGCAAATACAGGTTACGGAGAATACATTAAAAATCCTAACAGTTATGGTATGTGGAATAGTCAACCTGATTTAGGTACAACTGTTATATGTATATTCATTAATGGTGATCCTAATTATGGATTTTGGATAGGATGTGTCCCGCAGCCAGAAGCATTACAAATGGTTCCTGCAATTGGTGGTACAGATAATATTGTAGCAAATGCAGGTGAAGCAAAAGGATTGGGCGGAGCTGTTAGATTACCAGTTACTAATCTTAATAGCAATAATGCAGGAATCGCAAACAGTAATAAATTTTTAACTGATGCTAAACCTGTACATAGTTATGTTGCTAGTATATTAGCACAACAAGGTTTAATTAGAGATCCTATACGCGGTGTTATTGGTTCAAGCGCACAACGTGAAACACCATCACGTGTTGGTTGGGGTGTAAGTACTCCTGGTAGACCTATATATGAAGGTGGCTTTACTGATGAAACAATTGCTAAGGCTGCAACAAGTGGTAAATCAACTGGACTAAAAGTTGTTGCTCGTAGGGGAGGACATACTTTAGTAATGGATGACGGAGATATATTAGGTCGTGACCAATTAGTAAGACTACGTAGTAGTTTAGGACATCAAATATTAATGAGTGATGACGGGCAAACATTATTCATCATCCACGCTAATGGACAAAGTTATATTGAATTAGGTAAAGAAGGTACAATTGATATGTACTCTACTAATTCATTTAATGTAAGAACACAAGGTGATTTAAATCTACATGCTGATAATAATATTAATATCAATGCTGGTAAGGCACTAAACATAAGTGCTGATACTATTGCAATTAATAGTGAAAAACAAACCACACACAAAGTTGGAACAGATTTTAGTTTATATGCTTCTGGTACATATACAACTAAAGTAGATGGTAAGATGAGTTTTGCTAGTGCGGCAGACTCATCATTTTATAGTGATGCTATAACATATTTTAACGGTAGTAAGATTAATTTAAATACAGGAGCATCAAGTTTAGTTCCTCAAGAAGTTAAACCATTACCAGTAGTAGCACATACTGATACATTAAATGATGCCACTAAGGGTTGGTTAGCGGCACCTGGCAAATTATTAAGTATTGTAAGTAGAGCACCTGCTCATGCACCATGGGCTAGTGCAAATCAAGGTGTGGATGTTAAAGTTAATAACAATGCGAGTGCGGCATTACCGGCTGCACCAAGTTCAGCAGTAGCGGCAGCAAATGCCAGCACCGGATCATCTCCGGTCACATCACCGGTCACTGCATCTGTCGCATCCACAGTACCCCCATCGGCAGCAATTAGTGCGGCATTAGATAAAAACACAACAGGCACTATAGTTGGTCAAATATCAACATTAGCCGCAGTAGGTTCGGCTGCGGATGCAGTTAAATTGGGTGCAGGTGTAGTACAAACTGCAACAGGCCCCGTAGCGGCCATTGGCGCTATGGCACAAAGTCCTGCACAATTAGAAGCATGTGGAGTTATCAAACCGGGTGCGGCCGCATTAATTAACAATTTAGTAGAAAGTGGTAAAACAATACAACAAGCATGTACACCAAATCTGTTTACAGGTAAAGACGGAGCTTCAAACTTAACTAGCTATGTAAATAATCCGGTAGCACAAGTTGCCGGTGCTGTACAAACATTAACTCAAGCACAAACAGCATTAACACAAACTGGATTGATTACTGGAAAAGAATCAGGTACAGCTATAGCAGGATTGGTAATGTCAGCCGCTACAGCCGGCATACAAAATACTGTAAATTTAGTTAGCAATGCGGCTGGCGCAGTAGCAGGAGCAGTTAATGGAGCAATATCAAATGTAGTAGGTGCGGCGACTGGAGCATTGAATACTGTATTAGGGTCAGCCACAAGTTTAGTTTCTGCAGGTAATTTTGCAGGTAACTTGGCATCTACTGTTACTGGTGGTCTAAGTAGTATTGCAACTTCACTAACTGGTATGGCAAAGGGCGCGGTTGCTGGTATATCAGGATTATTAGATAGTGCTAAGGGTGTTGCCGGTAGTGCATTTTCGGCAATTAGCGGTGCGTTACCAACACTAGCTGTTGGTGTCCCGCAAAATATTAAAGAGATAACAGAAAAAGCACAAGCGGCCGCCCAAGCTCCGGCAGCGAATTCATTGACCGGAGCATTAAACTCAGTAACAGGTGGAATAACCGGAGCAATAGGTGCAGTAACAGGTGGAATAACTAGTGCAATTAGTGGAGTAGTAGGGTCAGTTACCAGTGGAATAACCGGAGCAATAGGTGCAGTAACAGGAGTAGCATCTGGATTATTAAAAACAGCGACGGGTATAACAGCAAATTTATCTACTGGTTTGGGATCATTGCCAGGTGGAGGTGCAGTAGCGGCAATAGTTGATAATGCAGTTGGTGCAATTAATAGTGTGCCGGGAGTTAGCGCAGTAACAGGATTAATTGGTCAAGCAACATCAATTACAAATGGTATATCTAGCTTAACATCAATTAACCCACTAGCCTCTTCAGGTGCATTAAATGCAGTTACAGGTGCAGCCGGAGCATTAACAAAAGGGTTGGATGACTTAAAGAGTGGAAAATTATCATTGGCATCATTGGCATCTGCTGGATTACCGGCTGGTGCAGCCGCACAATTAAATGCCGCAATGAGTTCAATGAGTTCAGGAGGTGCAGTACAAATTAAATTACCAACAGTAGCTATTAATACCACCGATAGAGGAGAATTAACTCAATCAATAACATCGTTGTTGGGTAGTGCAAAGATACCAATGCCAAATTTTGAAGGAAATCCGGCTACATTGGGAACAACTCAATCTGAAAGTAGTATTGCAGAATATAATAAAACAACAGAAGAAATTAACACACTAAGTGATAAACGATTTGACTTACAAAAAGAACTAAATGATGCTAGATATGCTAGTAATAAAGCTAAAACTGAATTACCTGCAGGCGATCCAAGCATTGCAAGTGCAGAAGCGGCCCTCAATACTGCTAGAGAAAATATAACTAATTTAGATAAACAAATTGAAGATTTAAGAAAAAAAATAAATGCGTCAGCTACCGCTAGTGGCTCCATGACAGCATAACATAAATATACTATAGGATAACAATATGCCAACATACATTGGTTTCAGTACAATTAACGCTAACAAGCCCCGATCTACTAATTTACCAGCGGGTATTGCGGGTGGTGTGGGTTCTATGGTACAACCAGTTATACCCGGCAAAAAGTTTAGGTTAGTTGACCAACAATTAGTTATACAAGATTTCATTAATGCATTGAATATTCAACAAGGTCAAAAGGTAGGCAATCCAGGATACGGGACTACACTTTGGAGTTTTGTTTTTGAGCCAAATACATTTGATGTACAGAACAAATTAGAAACTGAAATCAGACGAGTGGCCAATCAAGACCCAAGAATGATAGTTAATACTGTTAGCGCATATCCTCAAGAAAACGGTATATTACTTGAAGTAGAACTAGCCGTTGCACCTTTTAATAATGCAGAAATTCTTAGTGTTTTCTTCAATAATAGTACAAATACAGCAGTAATTCAATAATCTTCCAAAAATGGTGTTTTCATTTAAGATAAATACTTAAAAGAGAACACCACTATGGCAACCAGCTCACGACAATCAGCATTATTCGGCGTTAACGATTGGAAGGCAATCTATCAAACCTTCCGTGAAGCCGATTTCCGTTCATATGACTATGAAACATTACGTAAAAGTTTTATAGATTATATACGTGTTTACTATCCAGAAACTTTTAATGATTACATTGAATCAAGTGAATTCATAGCATTAATGGACGTTATGGCTTTTATGGGTCAAGGTCTTGCATTCCGTAGTGATCTTAATGCCCGTGAAAACTTTATTGATACGGCTGAACGCAGAGATAGTGTTGTTAAATTAGCAAATTTAATCAGCTATACTCCTAAACGTAACCTAGCTGGCCAGGGTTATATTAAAGTAACAAGCATTCAAACTACTGAAAACATTACGGATCTAAATGGATTTAATTTAAGCAATCAAGCTATATTGTGGAATGACCCTGCTAATGTTAATTGGTTAGAACAATATAATACAATTATCAACGCAACATTGATTAACACACAGCGAGTTGGACGCCCGGGTAATACAGCACAATTATCAGGTATTAAAACGGATGAGTATACAATTAATATTCCACAAAACACATTACCAATAGTGCCATTCACTTCGGTTGTAGATAACCAAGCAATGAATTTTGAATTAGTTAGTTCCACTACGTTGGATGAAGATTATGTTTACGAAATTCCTCCTGCACCAAGTGGCAGAATGAATATGGCTTATCGCAATGACAAATTAGGTTACGGTAGTCCAAATACAGGTTTCTTCTTTTATTTCAAACAAGGAACATTGCAAAATTTTGATTTTAATTTAGAACAACAAATTTCAAATCAAGTTGTTGATATTGATATTCAAGGTGTTAACAATACCGATACTTGGTTATATCAGTTAAGTACTGATAACAGTTCCGCAGTTAATAGAACGTTATGGAATCAAGTAGAGAATGTTTATGCCGATGCTTATTTACAAACTGAAAATAGTGTTCGCAGAATATTTTCTGTAGGTTCTAGATTTAACGACCAAGTTAGTTACGTTTTTGGTGATGGAGTATTTTCCGAGATTCCAGTTGGAACATTTAGAGCATATGTACGTGCAGGTAATGCATTGACATATACTATTGATCCAAATGAGATGCAAAATCTATCGGTCACACTAAGTTATATTAGCAGGTTAGGACGAACAGAAACACTTACATTAGGATTAGAATTACAGACACCAGTGTCAAACGCACAGGCAAGAGAAACATTATCAAACATTAAACAACGTGCCCCTTCCCGCTATTATACACAGAACAGAATGGTTAATGGGGAAGATTATAACAATTTCCCATACACATTATACAGTTCTATTGTTAAAAGCAAAGCTATTAACCGTAGTTCTGTTGGTGTATCAAAAAACTTAGACCTATTAGATCCAACCGGAAAATACTCCAGCACAAATTCATTCTCAAGTGACGGTGGTATGTACCAAGATGATACTGATGGTAATATATTATTAACCATTACTACATCCGGCGATATCATCACATTCCTAACAGATACATTAGGTGCACTCTTAGCAGATAATCGTGCTAGACAATATTATATACAAGATTATACGAGATACAATGTTAATGCGGCTTCCGGTGACGGTACAGTATATTGGCAAGAACAAACAGTTAATGCTAGTAGTTTAACTGGTTATTTCTTTACCATTAATGGTAGCAATAATACTCCTATACCTGTAGGAACATATTCTACCTATAATATGAAATACACTACTAAAGGTGCAATGATGAAATTTACTGCTCCAGCTGGATATTATTTTAGCGACACAAATCGTTTAATAGCCGGCATAGCTAGCCCATCAGATAAAACTTATATATGGACTACTGTATTAAATGTAGTGGGTGACGGATATAATAATGGTGAAGGTGCATTTAGTAACGGATTAGGTCCAATAACATTAAATGGTTATGTGCCTCAAGGTGCAATTGTTTCTACTATATTACCTGCATTTGATAACTCATTACCTAATATAGTAATACAAGAATGTATTGTTAGAATGGAATTAAATCAAAGCTTTAGTTTAATATTTGATAACAGTTTAACTATAGCACAAGATCGATGGAGTATTGGTACATATGATGCTAGTAATTATTTTGTAAATATATTAAGTTTAGGAAGTAATCGTTATAGTATATCATATCGCTCATTGGCATACTATTTTGGTAGTGTCGCTGATACACGTTTCACATTTGAAAATGGTAAATTAGTATATGATCCTTTTAGTGGAAAAATATTACAAGACTTTGTTAAAGTATTAGCAACCAATACACAACCTAGTAGTAATTATCCATTAGCGACACCTATTACTACCAGTATTATTGGTCAAACAGTTGAAAGTGACGGCTATGTAAATGATTTTGAAGTTGAAGTAGCAAGTATAGATGTTAATGATAGAACCATTGTAAGTAACCCAGACTTTTTCACAGAGGTAACAGGTTATGTTAATGGTAATACTAATATAGGAATTTATACATTCTTTGTATTATTACAAGATGCGGTAAATCTTTCACGTTACCAATTAATACCATCAACCGATGTAGTGTATATCTATTCAACCAAAACACAAATTGAAATAGTTAAGTATGAGTACCCAGAAGGTCAATTATTCTATGCATTTACTGATAATTTATTTTACACAACAATTCAAGATCAAACAGTTAACACACCATTTTATATTGTAACTGAACAACCACAATATATTATGAAACCAGGACGTCAAGGACTACAATTTCAATATCGTCATAATAGTAATAATACAACACGTATTGATCCCGCTACTACAAACATTATTGATTTGTATGTAGTTACACAGGCTTACTATACTGCTTATCAAAACTGGTTACAAGACATTACCGATACAGTGCCAATACCAGACAAACCAACAATTAATGAATTGACACAGGCATATGGATCATTAAATGATTACAAGATGTTAAGTGATAGTATTATATTGAATAGCGTAGTATTTTTACCATTATTTGGACCTAAAGCGCCAACTCAATTAAGAGCAACTGTTAAAGTAATTAGAGCAGGTAACACAAATGCAAGTGATAGTGAAATACGTAGTGCAGTTCTGTCTGCCATGAATACATATTTTAATATTAACAATTGGAATTTTGGAGATACTTTTTACTTCAGTGAATTAAGTGCATATTTACACGCTCAAGTAGGAGATTTAATTAGCTCCGCTGTATTAGTTCCAAATGATCCCACAATGAGTTTTGGAGATTTATATGAGATTAAATCAGCTCCGTATGAAATATTTGCCAATGGAGCAACAGCAAATGATGTTCTTGTGATTGCGGCACTTACACCAGCACAGTTACAGATAAGATAAGTAATATATAACCATAGAGAGAAATAATGGCAACAAGAATTAGAACATTAAATTTTCTACCTGAAATATTTAAAACAACTACCAATAGTCAATTTTTAAACGCAACGTTGGATCAGATAGTAGACCAACCAAATACTAAAAGAATTCAAGGTTACATTGGTAGTAGATTTGGGTATGGTGTTAATGCTAAAAATTATTACGTAACAGAACCTACAAAAACTAGAACAGATTATCAATTAGATCCGGGTGTAGTATTTCTAAAAAAAGACACAAGCACTGCACAAGATTTTATAAGCTATCCAGGTATAATTGATGGATTAAAATTAGAAGGCGCATTGACAGGTGACAATAATAGATTGTTTACTAGTGAATTTTATTCATGGGACAGTTTTACAGACCTGGATAAGATTATTAACTTCAACCAATATTATTGGATTCCTGAAGGACCCGAAGCCGTAACAGTTAGTACAGAAACTGTTTACAATGCTACAGATTATATTATCACAAGTACTCCAAATGGATATTTAGTAACTGCTACTGGTCAATCACAAGGCTCTACTAACCCGTCACTTACATTATTGCGTGGCGGTACATATACATTTAATGTCAATCAAGCTAGTGAATTTTGGATTCAAGGAATGCCGGGCATTACTGGGTATGACCCTAATCAGCCTAACGTACAGACACGTGATGTATTGGGTGTTGATAATAACGGTGCTGAAGTTGGCATAGTAACATTTACTGTTCCTTTTAAAACTGCACAAGATGAATATGAATTACCCGGCAACAATCGTGTTGATTTAGTAACTACATTATTGTATGCTAATGTTGACGGGGTATTACTCAGTAGTTTGACAAATGGAATAGATGGTATCACCTCAATAGACGGTCTTACTTTAATGTTTTATAATAATGAAAATGAAACAACATTTTATACCATTACATATACCGGTGATATCACAGACCCCACAATAACGTTAGTTGCCGGTACTACAATTCCAGTTGAAGAAAACATTACAGCTAATTTTGGTACAGAGTATATTGGTAGAACGTTCTACAGAACTACCGGCAGTGTAATTACTTTAATTCCTTATTTAAGTGCAATACTTGATACATTGTATTATCAAGATGGAACGTCAAGTAATAAAGTAGGACAAATTAGATTAATCTCTAGTAATACAACTAACCGTATTGATGTGCTTACTGATATTATAGGTCAAGCAAACTATACATCTCCAAATGGAGTAGTATTTACTAATGGATTAAAAGTAATATTATCAGGAGAAATATATCCTGTTAGCTATGAGAATATTAGATTTTATGTTGAGGGTGTGGGTACAGCAATAGAATTAATTCCAGTTACTGATTTTGTAGCCCCTGAACCGTTTACTCAGGGTACATATATACCGTTTGACACAACACCATATGATATTGGAAACTTTGATGTTAACTTGTATATCCCTGTGTTACAAGATTATATTACTATTGCTAGAAACAGTATTGATAAAAACCCATGGTCAAGAAGTAACAGATGGTTTCATATTGACGTAATTAATGCAACAGCTACCTATACTAATAATCCAGAATTAGCTACACTATATGCTACACCTGACAATAAAGCTAATCGTCCTATTATTGAATTTTATCCTAATTTACGTTTGTTTGACGCAGGAGTTGTTGGCAAACCACCAATTGACTTTATTGATTTCAGAACAACTGATGCATTCAATGATGTTACCGGTGTTGCCGGGCAAGAAAGTTATTACCCTGATGTAGAAGTATATACAGCATATACTGGATCAATTGTAGGTACTACAGGTACATCTACTACTATTTCTATCTTATCCTCAGCCGTTACTGGCGCATTTCAAGTTGGTCAATATATAAATGATAGTACTAATGTGTTGCCAAGAAATAGTCAAATCACTGCTATAACCGGAACAACTACATTAACCTTAACAGTATCTTGGGTTGGATCACAAACTATAGTATCAACTTCAAATGAATCATCATTCATTGCTAACGATATACAAAACGATAGTTATTCAGTATTTGATGGAGCACGTATTGTGTTTGCAGCCGACACCACATTAAATGTAAGAAATAAAATATATGTCGTTAGATTTTCTACATTGGTGTTTGGAGACACTCCGGTAATTACATTAACAGAAGCAGAAGATGGACTGGTTTTAACAGATGAACAAACATTTGCATTTAGAGGTTATAACTATCAAGGCATGGATTTTCACTTTGATGGTACTAATTGGCAAGAAAGTCAACAAAAAACTACAGTAAATCAACCACCATTATTTGATATACTTGACAATAATGGAATTAGTTTTGGTGATCGTGACATATATGTTGGTACGTCATTTGCCGGTAATAAATTATTTGCATACGGTATTGGTTCGGGCATAGATGATCCTGTACTAGGATTTCCATTAACGTATAGCTCTATTGATAATATAGGTGACATCAGTTTTGATGTGTCATTAAACTCAGAATCATTTAACTATGTAAGTGGAACTGTTCCTATTACACAAAAAGTTAATACAGGATATGTTTATAATTATAGTGATTTAACAACTTCAACAAGGCAATTGGGTTGGCAAACAGCAGTTGGGCCTAGCGTACAATATCAAATATTTGAATTTGATTATTTTGCCGCAAACCCTACCACAACATACACATGTGATATTGCTAAACTAGCTAACACCGATAGTCCATGGCCTACTATACAACTTTTTGTAAATAATAAAATACAATATTCAAGTGATTATACAGTAGAAACTACAGCTACACAAACTATAGTAACCTTTTCAGTACCTAATCCAGAAATAGATACAGTAGTTGAAATATTGTTATTAAGCGATCAGGTAAGTGAAACAGCCTATTATAGTATACCTATTAATTTAAATAATAACCCACTGAATGAAGATATTGTTTCTGTCAATGTAGGTGATATACGTGGTCAATATCAAAGTAGTTTTTATAATAATCCAAATACTACCGGTAATGTATTTGGTGCAAATAATTACCGTGACTTGGGTAATATGGTTCCATATGGTAATAGAATTATTCAGAATAGTGCAAGTTTAGTATTACCCGGAGCATTCTTACGTAAACAAAATCAGAATCTGTTCAATGCATTAATGTATAATGGTAGAGAATATATTACTTTCAAAACATTATTAGTTGACACAATTAATACGACAGATTTTACTGAACGGTTATCTCCTGCAACTATGTTAGATAATGCATTAGATGTAATTACTAGCGCAAAAACAGATAGTAATAGTTTCTTTTGGAGCGACATGTTGCCGTCAAAAGCGGCATACATTACTAACACGTATAGTTTTGCAAACGCATTGGATGTAAGTATATATCCATTAAGTAAAATATATAATTTTGCCACAGCTAATTATAATGGGGTATTGGTTTATTTAACTAATACATTAGGAATAATAACACAATTAATCAATGGAGTTGATTATACAATCAGTAGTGATAGCCCATCGTTAACAGTAACATTGGATTTGGCTCCCGGTGATCAAATTACTATTAAAGAATATAATCAAACATACGGTAGTTATATTCCAAATACTCCTACTAAATTAGGTTTATATCCCTCAACGATACCTACAGTTATATTAGATACTGCATATTATCAACCTACATATTTTATTGTAGGGCATGATGGGTCATATAATAAATTATATGGTGATTACATTGACGGAGTATTAATTGATTTCAGAGATCAGGTATTACTTGAATTTGAAAAACGTATATATAACAACTTGAAATTAAGCAATGTTATTCCTATACAAGAATATGAAGTATTGCCTGGTTTCTTTAGAGATACTGATTATAGTTATGATGAAATATTACAGATTTACTCAACTAGTTTCTTAGATTGGGTTGGTCAAAATAGAATTAATTATAAAACTCAGTTTTATAGTGCTAATAACGAATTTACATACAATTATAATCAAAGTGGTAATAAAATAAACAGAGAAGTTATTCCTCAAGGATATTGGAGAGGTGTATATGAATATTTCTATGATACTAGTACGCCGGATACTAGTCCATGGGAAATGCTTGGCTTTACAGATCAACCAACATGGTGGGAAACACGATATGGCCCTTCTCCATACACAAGCGATAACTTAGTATTGTGGAATGATTTAGCACAAGGTATTGATTGGAATAATGGTAATCCAGTTGTCATACCACAAGCAATTCGTCCTGAATTATTACAAGTATTACCAGTTGACAGTGAAGGTAATATAGTATCACCTTTTGTTTCTATTGTCGGTAACTATAGTAACACATCATTCAACCGTGATTGGATAGTAGGAGATGTTGGGCCTGCAGAGTTCTCATATCGTAGAAGTAGTTCATGGCCGTTTGATTTAATGCGTATATTAGCATTGACAAAACCTGCAGAATTCTTTAATTTAGGAGTTGACATTGACAACTATAAATTTAATGAAGAATTTAATCAATATCTAGTTAATGACCGTAGTCATTTAGTTATAAGCGATGTAGAGATTTATGGTAATGGCACTGCTAAAACAAGTTATATCAATTGGATTGTTGACTTTGAAAAACAAGTGGGCATTGATGCAACCACTAACATTACTGATTTGCTATACAATGTTGATGTTAGATTAGTATACAGACTTGCTGGCTTTAGTGATAAAAATTTATTAAGATTCTACGTTGAAAAATCAACAGCTAATAGTAACAATAGTAGTTTATTGATACCTGATGAAAGCTATCAAGTATTGTTATATGATAATCAACCATTTGATAAAATTGTTTATAGTGGTGTGGTTGTCCAATTAACAAATACTGGTTACAAAGTATATGGTAATAGTCAGACCAATGCGTATTTTAAAATATTAGCACCTAAAATTAATGGTAACTATGAAAGAGTATCAGTTCAGGGATTAAGTGTACAATTAGCTAGAGACTATTACACTACACCGGAGGTAGTAGCATACGGAACTGAATTTATTACAGTACAACAAGTATCACAATTTTTAGAAGGTTATGGAAGATATTTGGCTAGCCAAGGTGTATTGTTTGACCAAATTGAATCTGGCTTGACAGTTAGCTGGAGACAAATGGTAGCTGAATACTTATATTGGGCTCAATCTGGGTGGGAAGTAGGAAGTATTGTTAATATTAATCCGGCATCTAATTTAATTTCTATTAACAAAGATAGTTATATTGTACAACCACTAACACTACAAAGACAAAACTTTATATTAAATCAAAACTTATATCCAATACAAAGTACTGACTTAAGCGTAATTCGTGATGGAACATTGTTTACAGCACAACCATTAAATCAAGGTGATACAGTTGCTTATGGACAATTTAACATTAGTAATTTTGAACATGGTATCGTATTTGATAACGTTACTGTATTTGATGATGTAATTTATAACTTAATTACAGGTTTACGTCAAAATCGTATCACATTGCGTGGAGCTAAAACAGCCGAGTGGAATGGTACAATTGATGCTCAAGGCTTTGTCTTGAATCAAGATAATGTACTTGATTGGGATAAAACAGTAAAATATACAACCGGTAGTATTGTTAAGTATAAAAACAAATATTGGATAGCTCTCACTATTATTCAACCTAAGGAATTATTTGAAGAACGTGAGTGGAAAGAAACTGATTATAACGAAATACAAAAAGGACTATTGCCAAACACAAGTACACGTTCTTATGAAAGTACAATATACTATGATGTAAATCGTGCTAACTTAGAAAATGATGCCGATCTATTAAGCTTCAGTTTGATTGGATATCGTCCACGTGATTATTTGGCACTAGTTGATCTAACTGATATTACACAAATTAACGTTTATAAAAACTTTATTAAGAATAAAGGAACATTAAACGCAGCCAGCGCATTCAAGGGCGCTAACTTACCACAAGGTGGTATTAATTATGATATATATGAAAACTGGGCTATTAAATCAGGTGAGTTTGGTGGTGTACTAAACAGCAATTTTATTGACTTCAAATTAAATCAAAACTTATTAACCGGTAATCCTAGCATCGTTGGATTAACTAATGGGATAACTACTGCCGGAGTACAACAAGAAGTACCGTTATATAGTTTATATAATTATGGACGCCCGGTAACTAGTACAGATGTATTGCCGTTATTACCAACAGATACGCCTTCGACATTATTTCCGTATGCAGGCTATGCTAACTTTAATGATATGCGTATTGCGGCATATTACTATTTTAACTTAGCAAACAGTACATCACCTAGAGGTGTACTAACACCTTTATCAGAGTTATATGTAGGTCAGTATGTTTGGATAGCTGATTATCAAGGTACTTGGCAAGTAATGACACCTGCAAGTTTAGGAGCTGTTGTATTTGCTAAAAATAACTTAAATGGTACTGCGACAATAACATTTAATAATCCACATGGATTGACAAAATATCAACCATTTGCAATTGTAAACTTTAATGATAGCTTGAATGGTTATTATATAGTTAATACTGTAATTGATCTCAATAGTGTTTTAGTCAATGTAACATTGGCACCGTCAATTACTATTGTAACTGGTCAAGGTATTGGATTTAGATTCCAATCACAACGTGTTGATAATCCTAGTGATATCATTGATTTGCCTTTATTGAATACAGAATTTGTTAAGAATAAAGTTTGGGTAGATACAAATAATGATGGTGATTGGGCTGTATATCGTAAGAGTATAAATTATACGTATGATTCTGAATTAGTAAAAGATGGATCAGAATCATTTGGTAGTGCAGTTGCATATACCGATACATTAGGTTATTTAATTGGTGATGCAGATGCTGGAGTAACATATCGCTATTCTTTTAATGTATTGTTTGATAGATATGATTTGAAGCAAACATTAACCGGTGTTGCATCGTTTGGTACAACAATTACATATGCCAATGACATATTTGTGGTGTCACAACCTACAGGTACACCTGAAGTTTATGTTTATCAATTAGTAGTTAATACTACTGTAGATGAATTACAATCATTGCAATCTGCTATATCAGCACCAGGCGGTGTAACTGAGTGGGGTAGAGCTATTGCTATATCTGGAGATACTAATTGGTTATACATATCAGCGGTAACATCCTCTACTAGCCTAGTATATGTTTATCGTTATTCAACTGTCACAGAAGAATATGAACAATCTGCTACTATTGATTTGGGATTAACTAATGCTGATAACTTTGGATACTCATTGTCAACAGATTACTATGGTGATACTGTTATAATTGGAACACCAGATCAAAATTACGATGGTTCTACTGAAAATTGGGGTTACACTTATGTATATGATAGAACAGTTCAAAATTTTGAAGCACAATATACAAGTATAACTTATGTACCACAACCGTTTACATTAGCTTGGACACCTAGTACAACTTCAATAACTGTTACTGCAAGTGATGCAACGTTAGATCGATTTACATGTGCTAGTAGTTCTAGTCTTGTTATAGGTGACCCAATCACATTTACTGGTACTGTGTTTGGCGGCATAGCACTGAACACTGTTTATTATGTATTAGCTAAACCTTCAGGAACTACTTTTACTATATCTACTACACGTGGCGGATCAACATTGCAATTAAATAACGGTAGTGGGTCAATGACCGCAACTCAACAAGATACACCATTGTACGTATCAGTTAATGGAACTTTAATTGATGATTCAACATATTTTAATATAGGTTCTACTATTACTATAGTACAAGGATTAAACGCAGGTGATATAATCACGGTAAGTAGTAATAACTTTGTGTTAGCCCAAACCCTCACAACTGAGAACACACCTAGAATTGGCGTACAGTTTGGTACTAGTGTAGATACTAACACATATGCTACTGAAATATTAGTTGGCGCCCCTTTTGAATTAAACAGTCAAAATCAAGAAGGTGTTGTATATCGTTATACTAACGGCGGTGGTAAGTACGGTATGATTATAGGTACTACTGCTACTAACATTACAACCACTAGAACTATTTTAGTTAATGGTTATATGGTTGTATTAACCGCCGGCAATGCAACAGTAGTTGCTACTGCAATTAATCAAGCAAACATTACAAATCTACAAGCTACCGCAGTCGATGGCAAATTAATTATTAGTTTATTAGATAATGCGTTAGCGTCACCAAACGATAAGCTTAATGTTACTGTATTAGATACAGCTACATGGTCTGAATTAGGATTTAGTACCTATACTCAAACACAAGTAATTACTGATCCTCATGTTCAAGGCACAACTCAATTTGGTAATGTGGTTAAATTTAATGAATTTAATTCGTTTGTTGTAAGTGCACCAACTGCTACACGATATCAAGCAACAACATTTGATTCTACCGATGATGAAGATTATGATAACGATACATTATTTGATAATAATACTACACAATGGATAGACACGTATGCAAATGCAGGTGCAGTTTATATGTTTGATTATCTATCGGTTTATAATGAATCATTAATAAATTGTGGTAATTTTGTATATGCACAAAGTACCAATGATATTAATGAAATATATGGTAGTCAACCAATGTACGGTCATGCAGTAGAATTTAATGCTTCACGTGTAGTTATTGGCACTCCAAACTTTAAGCCAGACACTGTTGCAGGACAGATTATAACATATTTCAATTCTATTGGAGCTCCTGATTGGAGCGTATATAGAAGTTCAAGCCCAATAGTTGATATTAATAGAATTCAAAACATACAATTGTATAGTGCAATCACCAACGACACACTAGATAATTTAGATTACATTGATCCGTTGCAAGGTAAAATATTAGGGTCAGTTAGAGAAAATATTGATGTAGTATCTAATGTTGATCCAGCTGGATATAACAGTCCTAATAATACTCAAGGGTCAATGGTATGGGGCTCATCACAGGTTGGGCAAATATGGTTTAATACAAGCACAACACGATTTGTAAACTATCATCAAAATGATATTGTATATAATAGTAAATGGTGGGGACAAATCTTTCCGGGTAGCGATGTAACGGTTTATAGTTGGATAACAAGTAATACTCTTCCGATATCATATGCAGGTCCGGGTACGCCATATAATGTTGACACTTATTCAATTGAATATACCTTAAATGCAACTGGTGTACTAACTCCTGTATACTTCTATTGGGTAAGAAATACTAATATTATATTCACCCTGCGTGGTAAAACATTAGCAGATAGTATTATTCAATCGTATATTGCATCACCTATTAATTCTGGTATAAGTTATTTTGTTCCTTTAGAACAAGACATATTTGCTTTATATAATTGTGCTAATAACATCAATGCCAATGATACAGTATTACATATTGGTTATTCTACTGGAACAAATGATGATGTATCACATAGTTTATACAATTTAATTCGTACTAATTATGCGGATGATTTCTTACCTGGATTACCTACTACCAATGGAGCTGATGTTCCTGAATCATTATATGATAGGATGTTAGATAGTTTATGCGGTGTGGATGAATCTGGTGCAGTAGTTCCTGATCCATTCTTACCTAAACCAGTACAATATGGTATATATGCAAGACCAAGACAAAGTTTCTTTGTCGATAGATTACTTGCATTGAAAAATTATTTAACATATGCTAATGAAATATTATCACAATACCCTATAAGTGAAACACGTAGGTCATTATTCTTATTCACTGAAGGTGCAACTAATCCGTCGACAGTAGATAATCCTAATTGGTCAGGTAGTGTATTACCATTTTATGCCACACCTGATTATTGGTATTATATTAATTGGTGGGCAACTGGATATGATGATAATACTAAATCAGCATTACAAGTTCCTATATATGCTGACTTAGCAACAATAAATGCCACAGCTGGTTTAATTGTTACTGTTGCGGCAAACGGAGATGGAAAATCAGAAACATATGTATATACTAATTTAAATACATGGGACCGTATTGGATTACAAGATGGTACGATTGAGTTTAGTAGTAATTTATGGGATTATGCTACAGCCAGATTAGGATTTGGAGATAATTTCTTTGATACTACACCATATGATACATATCCATCACAAGAAACACGTAGCATAGTTAGAGCATTGAATGAAGAAATTTATACCAATGAATTGTTAATCTTCAGAAATAAAAGTTTAATTCTATTATTTGAATTCATTCAAAGTGAAACAATTGAATCACAAAATTATTTACCATGGTTAAATAAAACATCATTTATGGATGTTGGGCATACTATACGTGAATTATTACCGTTAGAAGTATTTCAATCTGATAATCAAGACTTTTTAGCTGGTTATATCAATGAAGTTAAACCGTATCACGTAGTTATTAAAGAGTTCTTATTTAAGTATACTGGTTCTGATTTATACGCAGGAACAATAACTGATTTTGATTTGCCCGCACAATATAATACAGATATTCAACAGTTTATTACTCCTGAATTAGTATATTCTAATCCAAGTGGTGCAAATCAATATTTACCAAGTGATCCTATATGGGAAACTGCTCCGTATAGTGAATGGTTTAATAATTATGGATTAGGTATTACTGGTGTTGATGATTATCAGATAACAGTATTAGCATCATATGTTTCATTAAATTCGCCGGCTATGGCAGTGGATAATGCATATGGCTTTCCAATCAATGGAACAATATTAATTGGTGATGAATTAATTGGTTATTCTAATGTTAATCGTTCTAATAATACACTTAGTGGATTAACTCGAGGTGTGAATGGTACACCAGTAACAGTACATATTCCGGGTGAAATAATTACAATAAATTTACCTGCTATATTAGTATTAAACGGTGGTCGTGGTTATGCTGAACCTCCTAGAGTAGTTGCATATATTGATACTACTATATACCCGGAACCAAGACGTGTGGCAGTATTGCAAGTGGTAATGAATTTAGATTCAATATTGCGTGTAGATGTAATTGATCCGGGAGACGGATATGCAGTATTGCCTGAAATTATAATTGACCCATCTGTTTCAGTAACATTTACTTCAGATGATGTTAATTTGTTATCAAATACAATATCATTACCTTCACCATTATTACAGACAGGTGATTTGATAACATACACTATAGGTACAAGTACAACTCCTGTAGGTGGATTAGATGTTGACCAGTACTACTATGTAAATGTCTTAGAATCTACGCCAACATTTGTTGTTGCTTTATATACTACTTACAGAGATGCTATTAACGATAGTGATCGTGTAATATTATTTGATACTGGTTTGGGTGTTAATAATGTATTAAATGTTAGTGCAAGAGCAAGTTGTGTATCAACTTCTTTACCAATAAGAGAGAATCAAATAACATTACGTTTTGACAGAACAACATACAATTCAGAATTAACTGATTGGGTTGGCGGAGCATTTTATGGAAGTTTCTATGCTGGATTGTATAATAATTCAGAAAGAATAGCTAGTTCAAGTATTGGATTACAGTCAACACAACCTGACATTGACACTATATTAGCCAGTGCGGCAGGCGCAGTTTTTGAAATTGAAGATGTTACTAACGTTGAAGTTATAATTTGGAGTTCACGTACAAGAATTGTATCAGCCATTAATACTAGTACTAATGTAATAACAATAACTGCCTCTGATGGCGGAGCATCACTTATTAATAGTGATTCAATAACTAACCCTACAATAGGTTTTTATATTGGCATGCCAATTAAATTTATAGGGGCAGTGACCGGTAACATAACAGTAGAAACTACCTATTATATTAAATCGTTAGTTGACGGAAATAAGTTTACACTATCTGCTTCAATATCAAGTGGAGTGCCCGGGGCAGTATTGTCAATGGCGGGTACAATATTGGGATCAGCTGGCTTAACTGGATACGTAGGTGAAGTTACTAATACAGCGGTTGTTACTATATTCTATCCAGGCATATTAACAGCAACTGCTACTAGTAGTATAACTAATGGAATATCAGTACCGTTAACAGGTAGTGGCTTGGGCGGAACTACTGGATTCTACACAAATCTACCAGTATTTTTTGTAGGTACTGTATTTGGTGGTGTCATTGAAAATGAGAGATATTATGTTACTACTGTAATAGACGATGAAACATTTACTATGTCTACAACAGAAGATCCTGTAATGGTTAGTGTTACAAATACTACAGCTAGTACGGATTATATTACGTGTGATGATGCAACTGGTTTATCATTCAATGACCCTATTATATTTAATAGCATGAGTGTTAGTGGATCTGCTGTATCAACATTTGGTAATATAGCAGACGGGACCATTTATTATGTAAGTGCTATAATTAATGATACTAATTTTCAAATATCTACTGTACCAAATGGTGGAACATTTGGCCTAGCTGATCAGGCTGCGGGTACAGGTACAGGATGTACAGGTACAAATCAAAAAGATATAGTACAATTAACAACTGCTACTGGATCAATGACATGCAATGTTGGATTACCGGTTAGCCCGGGACAAGTTACTGGCCAAGAATTTACATTCTATCCAACATCAGCAACTACTGTATCTTCTCCTGCATTCACTCAAGGAAATTTAATTACCAGAACTATTAAGAATGCATTAGCTGACGGAGATTATCTATCACTAGAATCTGAAACCGGTGGTACAACTAACATGTATGTAAATATGCCAGTTAGAGTAGCCGCATCATACGGTGGATTAAGTACTGGAACAACTTATTATGTTGTAAATATAGGAACAGTAACTACTGAAGTAATTCAAACTACATCAGCAAATGTATTAATTTCTACTGGCACCGCTGGATTTTACGTTGATATGCCTATAACCTTTACAGGGTCTACATTGGGCGGAACTATTGAAAACACATTATATTTTGTCAAAACTGTAAATGTTAATGGAACTGATTTTACTATCACAGACTCACAGGGTGGCGCAACACTTGCCTTGAGTAACGATACAGGATCAATGACAGTAACCGGTGCACCTTACATCAAGGTATCAGCAACTTTGGGAGGTGGTGTCCTTGCATTATCAAATGCATCAACAAGCACAACCTTAACACAATATCCAACATCAAGTCCGTCATTTGATGTAAGTTGGATATTAGGTGGGTATAGTGTTGACATTACTGGCGCAGGTGCCGGATATGCAATTAACAATACCTTTACTGTATTAGGAACAGCATTGGGTGGCACAACTCCTACAAATAATTTAGTAATGACAGTTAATACTATTGGAACTAATGGACAAGTAACATCATTAATTAATTCAGGTACTCCTCCTGAAATTGTTGAACAATATTACTTAAAAGTAATATCAACAACAGAGTGCGAGGTATATAGTGATTCACAATTACAAATACCAGTAACTGGAATAAACTTCCCGTTCACTGCAGGTGATTATGCATTATTACCAGAACCGTTCTACTTTAATCAAAGTATTGTTAAGTATAATAACAGAGTTTACCAATGTATTATCAGTAACAATGACACAGAGTTTATATTTGGTAAATGGGAAGAATTGCGTAGTGATAGTAGAAAATTAAACGCACTAGATAGAATTGTAGGTTATTATCAACCAACTATTAATATGCCAGGACTAGACTTGACACAACTAGTAGATGGTATTATCTATCCTAATAGTACATACAAAGATAATGCATTCCCTCCTTCAGAAGAATATACATTAGATACTATCTTACAGGATCAATTGTTTAGTCCAACTGAAGTAGATGTTACCTCTATATTATGGAACGGTACTACATATTTTGCCCCTGCTAATTCTCCAACATACTCAGATATTACTTATAGTACTACTGGTACTACTTGGCTATCTAATAAAGTAGCAGGTCAACCAATAGCATTAACTGATATAGTGTATGCAAACTCAAAATATGTTATGAGTTCACAAAATAACGTAACTCCTATATTAGTAAGCATTGATGGAATAGTTTGGACTACTGCAGGATTAGAAAGTGGATCAGTTTCAATAGATAACACTAGTCTAAATAGTGTTGCGTATTTTAATGGTATCTATGTTGCTGTTGGTGATAATATTGTATCTAGTGGTGACGCTTATATATGGTTAGAAAGATATCGTTTCACTGATATGGTTTTATACGGAGTATCTGCAATAACTATTAATAATTTTGATGGCTTTATTGCTGTTGGAGTTGGCCCTGATTATAGTGTTATCCCTACAATAACACAAAGTGTTATATTAAAAAGTTTAGACGGAATATTATGGACAAATATTACACCATCTGCATCAGCCGAAACATTATATGGTGCATCTAGTGGTAATAATACTATTGTAGTTGTTGGAAATAACGGAGCTATCTTTACAAGTATTAACGGCAGTAACTGGAATGATATTAGCACCGGGTCTGCAAACCTAAGAGATATTGTATATTCCGATAGTCTTGGACTATTTGTTATCGTTGGCGAAAGTGGATTTATTGGAACATACGACGGTAGCACATTTTCAGTAGAAACATCAGGTACTACTGAAAATCTAAATAGCGTAATATGGAATAGTGATTTAAGTGAATTTATTGTTACAGGTAATAATAATGTTATACTTAAAAGTATAAATGGTATTGATTGGACAATTAGCAACATATTTGTTACTGACCCCACAGTATATGATGTTCAAGGAGATGCATTTACATCAGGATATGGTCCTGAAGAATTAGTACCTGGAGTAGTAACTGATAATTTAACAATGGTTGTTACTACTCGCCCGGGAACAAATTGGGATGTAGCGACTTATCAACACGTCGGATATAATGTAGTATCTACGACACTAACTCCGATTACTAATGGTCAATTAATCTTTAGTTTTGATGGATTAGTTTTAATACCAGCACAGTTATCTGTATTTCAAATTGACGGAACAACTGGATTAGCAACACGATTATATTATGATTCATTTACAGTGGATTGGTTGCTAAAAACAATCACATTAGTAAGTGCATTACCTATAGGCGATTCACTATTAGTAGAAGTATATGAAGTTGGTAACGGTGATCAATTAGAAAAATCTAATAGTCAAACTGACCCTATTAGACTCAATGATGTTACTGGATTTAATGAAATATACTTAAACTGTAATTATAGTGCAACACTTACATCTGGATCCGGAGTTATCATACCCGGTACATCACCAATCAATGTTATTGCAACAGAAACAGACAGCACAGAAAATTCTATATTATGTGATGATGTACGATATTTCACAATAAATGATCAAATTATATTCTACGGAGATGTGTTTGGGGGGATAGTAGCTGACACCCATTATTATGTTAAGACTGTAAGTAACGTAACAAATAAAATCACAATATCAGAAACTAATCCAGGAGGAGTAGCAGGACCTACATTCGTATTAACTAGCGATATAGGTTCAATGGATATTATAATAGAAGTTGGAAGTGGAGCCCCTTGGACAGATCCTATAGTTTATCACAATGGTACTAAACTTATATTAGGACATACTAATAGAGTTACTCAAACTTCTAGTGCTACTAATTCCATAACATGTAATACTACTAGTGGCATGGAAGTAGGTGAACCAATTGTGTTTAGCAATACAATTTTTGGTGGTGTTATAGATCCCCAAGTAATCTATTATATTAAAACAATTATTGATGCTAATGAATTTACTATTTCTGAAACACTCGGGGGTGCAGTATTAGTATTGACTAATGCAGCCGGTGGTGCGATTGGCATTACTAATGACTATGCCTTTGGTATAGCAGATAACGGCACGTCAGCAAAAATAATATTTGCGGCACAATATGATGATACTGCAGATTATCTAACCTATACTGTATTTGGTGAAACATTCCCAGACCAGTATGGATATACTATACCAGAAGTACAAATAATTGAAGGTAACGGGTCAATTGGGCCATTTGCTCTAACCAACTATATTGGTGATGATAACCCATTAAATGCAGTAGTAGAAATTAATGGAGTTCGTATTACTGACACAGAATACACAATTAACGATACAGCAGATACATTGACTTTTACTACATTAACTCCATCATCTAGCGATACTATTGCAGTAACAAGTTATAATCTAACAGAACGTCAAGCTTTTAATACTCAGTATGATATAACAGGAACTACTGTTTCATCCATTGTCAATATTAATAATGAAATAACAGCACCCATAGTAACAACCTATGTTACTGCAACCACAGCAGGTACTAATTTATTAACTTGTAGCGATACTAGTGGATTCATTGTAGATCAAACAATTATATTTCAAGGAACATCATTTGGTAATGTGTTAACAAACGGCACCGTGTACTACGTAAAATCAGTAACATTCCCGTATGATGGTACATTTACTATTTCATCAACATTGGGCGGCACAACATTTACATTGACGACTGGTTCTGGGGTTATAATATCATATGTAGGTGGACAACCTGCAGTACGTGTTACTACTAGTAGCCCGCATGGATTAGCTTCTCCGACAGCAAGTGACGAATTAATAAGAATAGACGGTACTTTGGGCTCAATTCAATTGAACAACAATACTTACTATGTCCACGTGATTAACGACACACAAATTGATTTGTATAATACACCATACTTGTCTGCCATAGGTGATGTCAATGATCCGGTTACAAGTATATCTTCATATACATCAGGTGGTTATTTGTGGATAGATGAAATATTTGTAGTTGATAGTATTTGGGAACAAAATAATGTTGACAGACTATGGGTTACTATTAACGGGTATCGTGTCCCGTCATCATCGTTGTACTTAAATGCTGATAATAACTTGAGTATTTTGGTATCAATTATTTCAACAGATGATATTACTATAACAAGTATGATATCTAGTGCGACACCAAATCAATTGGTTTATTTACAAAATGTTAATAAGAACGGAAATGGATCGGTATACAGAGCAAATACTGATACTAGAACTTGGTTGGTTGAACCACTATATTATACAAATGAAATAATATATGTGTCGGATGTAACTAGAATTACAGATACTTTAGTACAAAATGTTGTCGCACCGGCAGCAGTAGATGGTATTATAAGTATAGGACTAGATGCTGATAAAAATACTATTTCTCAAGTAATAGTTTACAATACTACCACAAGTAGTTATGTAAATTCTAATAATTATTCCATAGTAATTATAGATTTAGTTCCAATTTTACAAATAACTGATGAGGTTACTGTAGGAAATAGCTTAATCATAACTACTATTGAAGGTAATTTAATATATATTAACGGTGAGCAAATTAGATTTAGTACAGTAGATTTAGTTAATAATACTATATCTGGGTTACAACGTGGTTCAAATGGTACCGGAATATTAGACTTTATACCGAAGTATTCTGAAGTATTTGGAATATTGTCTAATAATTTATTACCTAGCGTAAATTACAATCTGACTTGGAACAGTAATGTTTACAACGTTAATGATGGTGATCCACTACAGATTAGTGTAACAAATGCGGCAATTTTCTTAAATTCGGGGGAGTCTTAAATGATAAATAAATGTATGAATGATAATGAAGAAAATAAAGCTACACCTGTACAGGAATATGGGCCAAAACCCGACGAACATGGTGGGTTTTACTTCTCATCTCATCTAAAAATAACTGATCCAAATACTAAAGAAGTATTGGTTCAAACAAGAGGCGATAACTAATGTCAGTAATAACACTATCATATAAAGTAGAAGGGTTCTTAAAGATTTATGACCCCAATAGCGGAAAAGTTCTAGTAGATAAGCATAATGCTATTAACTACGAAAACATGTCTGAGGCCATTGCTGATACATTAAGCAGTCGTGGTTACGGTGAAATTTATCAGATGGCATTTGGGAACGGTGGTGCAAGTGTAGATGAAACAGGTGTTATCACATATCTACCCCCAAATACCACTGGTCAAAATGCGGCACTCTATAATCAAACCTACGCTAAAATTGTAGATGATACTAGTGTTTTTAACTTAGATCCTACAAGAAATAAAATGACAGTTTCACATACTACAGGTCGTGTTTATACTGACATTTTAGTACAATGTTTATTAGATTACGGCGAGCCTGCAGGACAAAATGCATTTGACAATAGTACTCAAACAGATTCAGCTTATGTATTTGATGAATTGGGTCTATTAGCGAATTACGGAACAGATAGTGACGGCAATGTTCTCACAAGATTATTAACTCATGTGATATTTCACCCAGTACAAAAGAGTTTGAATAGACAAATTCAAATAGATTACACAGTCAGAATTCAAAGTTTGACAAATCTAGTGACAATTTAAGATAAATAACAGAATATCGGGATAATTTAATATGGCATATACGATTGTAAAAAGTGATGGTACAGTACTAACGACCATTGCCGACGGTACTATAAACACAACTAGTACATCATTGGGCTTACCGGGCAGAAATTATGCTGGTTACGGTCAATCACTTGATACCAACTTTGTTCATGCAATGGAAAACTTTGCAGATTCAACTCCTCCTGCAAATCCATTACGTGGTCAATTATGGTATAATACAAATGCTAGCACACTATGTGTATGTCCTGCTGACGGAACAGTGTCAGCTAGTTCGTGGATTACACTAGCACAATCAGGTGGGTCAGGTACAACAACATTTGGTTCAGTAACTGTAACTGGAAATCTACAAGCAAATAATATTCAAGCTGTAAACAACTCAAATGCCGATATAATCACCACTAGATTATTAACAGTTACAGCTAATGCTTCTATATTAACAGCAAATGTCACAACTGGCAATATTATTACATTAAACACAGCAGTTATTACAACTGGATCTGCTAGCACAACCGGAGCAATTACCGGAACTTGGACCTTGACAGGTGGTACAGGTGGTACATCAAATGCTTTCATAGTTACCGGTGGTGTTATTAATGCTGTTAATGGTATTAAAACAAACAACTACTATTACGCTAATGGGGATCCATTCAATCCTACAGGAACATATAACAATGCCAACGTGTTTGACTATCTGACTGGTTCAAATTCAGTAGCACAATTTACAGGTAACATAGCTCCTACTAAGATTACTACAAGTAATATTGCAGGTGGAGGTACAATTTTTGGTATTTGGACATTGGGTACAAGTGCTAGATTAAATGCTACATATGCTGACTTGGCAGAGCGTTTTGAATCAGATAGTCCATATGACGCCGGTACTGTGGTAGAGTTGGGCGGCGATGCTGAAATTACTGCAGTGGTACATGAATTAAGTGAAGATGTATTTGGTGTAGTATCAAACACTGCTGCCTATCTAATGAATGCAGCCGCAGGCAATGATGACACTCATCCTGCAGTTGCAGTCGGTGGCAGGATACATGTTAAAGTCACTGGTACAGTCTGTAAAGGGGATAGACTAGTTTCTGCTGGTAACGGTATAGCACGTGCAGCCAAAGTAGGTGAGGCAACATCATTTAATGTAATTGGTCGTGCATTAGCTAATAAAACTACTGACGATATTGGTACAGTAGAAGCATTTGTTTCAATTAAAGGATAAAAGATGAGTTACGCACAATTTGGAACAATTCAAGCCAGTGATTACAATACTCTAGTAGGTGCGGCTACAGGGGGTACTGCTAACGTATTAAACACCGTTTGGTCTACTGGAAGTAGTGGCGCAGGTTATGGTCAACCTGCTGAAGCAAACGTAGCAGTAGGAGACACTGTAACTGCCGCAAAATGGGCTAATTTAATTACTAAAACATCAAATTTAGCTAGTCATCAAAGTTCAAGTATTACTAGCGTTACAGCTCCTGCGTCAGGCAATACAATTACATATAATGCCAATGTTGTAACTAATTTACAAACTACTTACGTAAATAGATTAAATGCTGTGTCACAAAGCGGAACAAGTTCTAACACAGCTACATACGGTGCTACTTGGCTAAATGCAATAACATTTACACATACTGTTACTTTTGCTAACGGTGATGCGGCACGTTTTTTCTTTAACTCGGGCGGACAGTTAGCTATTACATGCGCTCATCCAGCTGGATCGGGTATCAATTTATTATTAAACAATCTAGCAAGTAATGTAGGAACTGTTGTATTAAGTGCACCTACTTCAGGTGCTGCAACCATTGCAAGTACAAGTTACAACGGTGTTACTAAAATTGGTGGAGGCGGATCTACTCCGGTAATATCTACTAATAGTGGTTATTATAATTTGACAACTAGTAATGCAAATGTATTTTACCAAACAGCTAGTACAGGCCCTTCTGGTTACTTATCAACTAATATCAATATCCTTGTTAAAACAAATGGTACTCAAGGTAGCAACGGTGACGTAGGTAATGTAATTACTATATCTACAGTTTGGGATGAGATTCCAAACGGACTAACAGTAACAACCGGATCGGCTACCACAGTAACAATACGTCCACCCGAAGTTACATATATTGCTAATACATGGGGTACACCATCTGTTACTGGCACAGTAACGGGTAGTTAATTTTTATCAACAGCTTGGTATTCATCTAAATACTTCTAGGAGTGTTTAATGGATACCAAAACCTTAATTAGCGAGGCTAAAGCCCGCTTCAATCACAATAGCGCAAAAGCGCAACTAAAAGACAAATACGACGGCAAATTTATTATTGCTGAACAAGGGGGACTTTGGAAAGCTACCCCTGAAATCATCTCATTTCTAAACGCAATGGATGATAACTTTATAATTCTTATTGATAACTTTAATAATCCAGTACAAGTTAACCGTGAACAATTACTAACTGTAGTAAAAGAAACATATCAAAGAGTTATGCTTGATTGGTATAAAGAATGGAAAGAGATTGAGACGGTACGATGAGCAAAGGTGCAATATTATTTGCGTTTAACTCCCCTAAGTTCAATTACTATGATATGGCAGTTGCTACTGCTAAACGCATAAATCATTTTTTAAATATTCCAGTAACAATAGTTACAGATGAAGAATCACTTCCATCAATTCAAAACTACACGTTTGATAAAGTTATAGTTACTAATGCTGATAAAAATAACATACGTGAACATAATATTTGGATCAATAAGGGTCGTTATCAAGCATATAACTTTAGTCCATATGATGAAACTATACTAGTAGATACAGACTACATGGTTAACTCAGATAAACTATTGAGAACCTTTAATATATATGATGACTTTTGCTGCCATGATACTACTAGCTATTTGATGCAACCGGGAGTAGCACAAGAAGTGTTAAGTTCATATAGCTTTAATACACTATGGGCTACTGTCGTAACCTTCAAAAAAACTAACCGTGCTAAACAAATATTTGAATGTTTAGAAATGGTACAAAAGAATTATGACCATTACTGTGATATTCATAGCTTTGTTGGTGGGGTATATCGTAATGATTACGCACTAACACTTGCACTACGTATAGCAAACGGACATAGTGATAATAATCGTGATATTATCCCATGGAATCTAGTACATGTGGGTAAAAACACAACAATATACAGGAACAATGATAGTGAGTTTAACACAGAATATACTGTTATGTATGATAACTGGCAACGTGGCAAGATACGCAAAGAATATATAACACTTAAAGATATGGATTTTCATGTTATGAATAAAGAAAACTTTATGGAGTTAATCAAATGACCAGAGGTTTTGTAATTATGGCACAGGATACTGAAAAGGTCAGTTATACTAAATGTGCTAAAGCATTAGAACTAAGTATTAAAAAAGTTATGCCCAATAGTAATGTAACTATTATTACTAATGACATGTTACCTCATGGCAATTTAGGTGGTTATCATAATGATTGGCAAGTATATGAAGCTAGTCCATATGATGAAACAATCAAATTAGAAGCAGATATGATTATACCACGCAGTATTGAACATTGGTGGGATATACTAAATATCAATGATATTGTAGTTTCAACTAATATTAGAAACTTTAAGGGTGAATTATCTGACTGTAGAGTATATAGGAAGTTTATTGATGAAAATATGTTACCTGACGCATACAATAGTATAACCTACTTCAAAAAATCAGAAACAGCAAAACTGTTTTATACGGTAGTAAGAGATATTTTTGATAATTGGGAAGAGTACAAAGCTATATTAAAATGCAATCCAAATGAAGAAGTATCAACTGATTGGGTATATGCTATAGCTTGTCACATTATAGGAGTAGAAAAAACTACATTACCAAACTTTACTGAAATGAGTATGATACATATGAAACAATATATTAATGGCATACCTAGTGAAGATTGGACTAAAACACTAGTATATGAAGTGTTACACAAAACGATTAGAGTAAATACTTATCCTCAGTTGTATCCTTTTCACTATCATATTAAGTCATTTAGTGATAAAATATTAGAAAGTTATTAATGGAAGAATTTGTAATTTGGGAAGCACCTCCTATTATCAAACCAGAGTTCAGACTATATTATGATGAACGAGGCAATGTGTTATTTTATACTTGTGAAAAACCAGAAGGTAATTACGTTGTAATTGATGCTAGTACATTTGCTCAAGGTCGCCCTGATCTTAAAGTAATAGACGGCAAAGTATCAGGTGCTATAGCAGGATCAATTGTATCTAAATTAGTACATGACGATGAAGGTACAAATTGTGCAAGTGAAGATTTAAGTATTGTAGTAGACAGTTCCTATAATAATATAACTAAATGGAAATTAAAAACATATGAACTCTGAGGATATCATTGATGTAGCTGATTTAGACTGTATCTATCTTAGTTATGACGAACCGCAAAAAGAAGAATTTTGGCTTAAGATTAAAAACATGGTTCCGTGGGCTAAACGTGTTGATGGTGTTAAAGGTAGTGACGCCGCACATAAAGCTGCCGGCAATGCAAGTGATACAGAACGTTTCATTTTGATTGACGGCGACAACATGCCGGATGAAAGTTTCTTTAATCTACAATTAGACTTTACTGACAAAGATCCTAACTACAAGATAGCACAATATCGTTGGAAAGCTATTAATAATATTAACGGACTACGCTATGGCAATGGTGGAATGAGTTCTTGGACAAAAACTTATGTGCGTGAAATGAAAACACATGAGCATCAAACTGAGGGTGATGTTTCACGAATTGCTGACTTTTGTTTAGACAGCAAAGATAACTTATACTGGACAATGTATGATTGCTACTCTACTACTTATCCTAATTATACTCCGTTTCAAGCGTGGCGAGCTGGATTCAGAGAAGGAGTAAAAATGGTTCTTGACCGTGGATCAAAACCCACAGTTGACGCACTAAAAGAAACTGTTGCCAGTCGCAACTTAAACAATTTAACTATATGGCACAACATTGGTCGTGATGTAGAGAACGGAGAATGGGCCATATATGGAGCAAGACTTGGTACATACATGACTATGCTCACTGAGTGGGATTCTGCTAACGTACAATGGTTTGATAACTATACTGTATTATGGGAAGAACATTCACATAGAGACCCTGATCGTGAATCAATATTGCTCGGTGCCGCCTTAAATGACAAATTAGGACTACCAATGAACCATTTTGATAGTGGACAAAGTAAGTTCTTCAAGCGTCACTATAGTGCTGATAAATATAATCTCGGTCTACTTGTTAAAGAGATGGACGTTATTAGAAAAATAGAAGGATGGTAATGGAACACAATTATATTAAGTTAGTACACAGTAATCCCACGCACGAAGATTGGTTTGTAGTTAATTGGTGTATGGGCAATACGTGTAACTTTGAATGTAGTTACTGTCCAGAGAATCTTCATTCAGGTGATATCAAATGGCCTAAACTAGATAAAGTTAAAGAATTCATAACACGTATAGTAGAACAAGTTGCACCACGTAAAGTGTACTTTGAGTTAACCGGTGGTGAAGTAACACTATACAAACACTTTGTAGAGATATGCAAACACTGTACTGAATTAGGTGCCAAAGTAGGATTGATTAGTAATGGTAGTAGAACATTACGTTGGTGGGAAGATAACAAACAATACTTTGACCACGTGTGCTTAAGCTTTCATCCAGAGTTTGCAGAAGCTGACCACTTTGTAGAAGTAGTAAAATTGTTGCATGATGATGTACGGACACATGTAAACATTATGATGAGTCCGGATAAGTTTGACTTTTGTTATGCTGTAGCTAATAAAGTTAAAGGTATAGGTAATATTAGTATGGCACTACAGCCCTTGATACATGATTTTGGTGACACATTGTATGATTACGATGAGTTTCAAAAAAAGATATTTGATAAACAGCATGAGTTGATTGTTAAGCATATTAAGTACACAAAGTCATTTGATTATTATCGTGGTGCTATGAAGATGATTAAAGAAGATAATACAGAAGTTGTTTCTAGCGCACATAGATTTATTAGTCAAAAAACCAATGATTGGAGTGGGTGGAAATGTTATGCTGGTGCAGAACAGATTATTGTAGATTTGGGCGGCGATATATATCGTGGATGGTGTAGAGTAGGTGGAAAGATTGGTAACATCTTTGAAGCTTTTGAAGTACCCAAAACACCAGTTTTATGTAACAAAACAATGTGTCATTGCAATTTTGACATTATGAGCACCAAAGAATTAGGTATACAGTAACATAATGGATAATATTAACAACAACAAGCAATTAAGAATATATGATGATAATGGAAAATTTATAAGAGTTTCTGTTGATGAAGCGATTGCAAACAGATATAATTATTGGCAGAATTGGAAATGTAGCGCTGGCGTTCAAAATTTATATATTGATTTTGACGGTAACATTTGGGTATGTAATACTGCTAGTTCATTCATAGATCGTTTCAACCATGACAATTGGAAAGAATTGTTATTCTCTAAGATTGATAAATTTGGAAAAAATATTCCATCCGAGTGGTGGCATACGGGAGAAGAATTTCTAAAATTAGAATCAGACTTTAAAAAGAATGGCAAGGCATATAAAAAAATAATCCCAGTAACAGAAGAAAATAAAAATAATATACCTGGGTTTTTGGGTAATATAAATGAAAGTTTTTCTCTAGCTAAAGAGTGGTTTGTATGTCCATGGAATTCATGTAGTTGCGGTGCTGATGTAGTATTGAGCAAAGTCAAAACTAAAATGCATAGGACAACTCTTGCTGTTAACAATGAAGGATGGCATGGGCGAGACCGTACTGAAAATGATTATGTTGATAATATAACTGATCCAGTTGCAGTTGAATTAAATTATTCTATGCCCTATCAAATTTTATGGGACCTTAGCAGAAAATGTAATTATGACTGTTCCTATTGCTGGCCCGGAGTACATAATAAAACTGATACTCATAAAGATTATGATTTACTAATACGTACTGCTGATAAGATTATTGAAGACTGGGCGCATAATAAAACCATCAGATGGAACTTTGGTGGAGGTGAACCTACATTACATCCTAACTTTTTAGATTTTGCCAAGTACCTTAAAGGTAAAAATCAGTGGACTATGGTAACTAGTAACGGAACCAGAGATCATAAATACTGGGGGGAACTAGCAAAATATATGAATAGCATATTATTAAGTGCTCATTTTGATGGATTAACCGAATACAATGATGAAGATAGATTTGTCAAAAACATTAAAGTAATATGTGAACATTTTGATGAACATGACGATGATCATTGGTTAGAAGTGAAATTAATGGCTCCTCCTAAATATATAGATAGAGCATTAAAATTAAAAGAGAAAATATTAAATTTAGATTTATTAAACAGATCGGGTGCAAATGGGAGAATTAAAGGTGTTGTAAGTCTTGTTCCAATAAGAGGGATGCAAAATCCAGGAGAAGTAGTTCGGTATACTGAGCAACAACTTGAATTATTTAAAAATCAAACATAATGAAAAAAATAAACTTTGAAGAAAGACTAAAAGATGCGGATCATTTAGAAAGAATTAATGTTGCATCTACACGAGGATGTCCAACTTATATTTTAGAAAATATGATCAAATGGGACACAATGGCAGCTGTTGTAGAGGCTGCTGCGGTTAGTTCTAAAATTGATAAATCATTTATTGAACTTGCAATATTAAGATTTCCTGAAATTGATAATACTAGATTTTGGAGTGAAAGAGATAGACGACAAAGAATAACATTAATGTCTGATGATATTGCAAAACAAGAAGAAGAAGCAACAAAGATGGTTGTTGGTGATCGGGATCAAATTATCTTAAATCATATACTTAAAAAAGATTCAAATCTAAGTCATGCAATATCACATTTAGGAGATGAACAATCTAATGTAGATTCCGGATATATTCATAAAGAAGTTGAATGGGCAGACACTTCTAAATTTAGAATTGGACTTGTAGTGGCGCCAGCTTGGGGCAAACTATTTCCACCTTATAACCTCGCTAAACTAACAGGATTATTGAGACACTTAGATTATAGTGTTAGAGTATACGATCTTAATATAGAATCTTTCCATCATCTTCAAGACACTACTGGAATTGATTATTGGGCATCAAATAGATATTTTTATTGGAATAGCTCGGAAAGTTTTAGCGAATTTATATTGCCCGACTTGAAGGACGTATTTGATAGAACATTATTTAATATTCTTCAATCTAATCCTAAGGTCGTTGGATTTAGTTTGTATGATACAAACATCCATGCTAGTCTATATCTAATACGGGAATTAAGATATATGATGCCCGATGTATGTATTGTGGTAGGAGGTCCCGGTGCTATTAGCAACGGTCATTTATTAACAACTCTTATAAATTACAAATTTATAGGAGAAGCTGAAGAAAACTTTGTAAAATTTTTGGAAGAGTTAACCGATGATAACGATGTTGGAAGCAGTCAAACTATAGGGACTGTAAATAGTAAATTAGATTTAGATGTATATCCCTATCCGGACTATTCTGATTATAATTTTAGCAATTACGAACACAGCTACGGAGTTAGTATTGAAACGTCTAGAGGGTGTGTTGCAGACTGTAGTTTTTGTGCCGAAACACATTTTTGGAAATTTAGATCAATGACTCCGGAAAGAGTAGTAGATGAAATAGAATATCAACAAAATAATTTAGGTGTTAGTAGATTTTGGTTTGTTGATAGTTTAGTTAATGGTAATTTAAAAAATTTCCAAAAACTGGTTGATCTAATATTAGAAAGAAATATTAAAATACATTGGAACTCTTATGCAAGATGTGACGGAAGAATGACTGCTGAATTCTTACAAAAGGTTACAGATAGTGGATGCACATGTCTGAGCTATGGAGTAGAATCAGGCAGTCAAAAAGTTCTTAATGATATGCGTAAGAAGATTGACATATGGGAAGTGGAAAACAATTTAAAAGATTCTAAAGCATCGGGAATGTTTGTTCACATTAATTGGATGGTAGGATTTCCTACAGAAGAACCGATTGACTGCTTACATAGTTTTCAATTACTATTCAATTGTAGAAATTGGATTGATAATATAAGTCCAGGTTTTGGAGCATCACCGCCCCAAAGTATTGCACACTGGGATACTAATTGGAAAGATTATGGAATGAATTGGATTGAGAAACCCTACGATAACAATTTGTTTAACTCATGGCATACTGATAATAATACTGCTATGCATAGATTTTTAAGAATAAAATTAAACCATGTGTGGTTAGATATAATCAATTATTATTCTGATTCTGCTATGATTAATGCTCAACGATATCACAATATACAAGATTTTTATACTTTCACCGGTACTAAAAATGTAACAGACTATGTAATATATGATCAATATGTTAACTTGAATAGAAACACAGACAATACATTTTTTGCTAGCATAACTAACGAATATTTTGCTTTGCTATACGTTATATACAAGTACTTTGGAGCTTTTACATTTACATTTAAGTGCAATGCAGAAACTGATTTTAATACTTTTGGTGATTATATTTCTAGAATGTACGACTCTGATTTAACGTTTGATATAGACTCTACTGGCAACTATAATATAAAGTTGACACATAAATTTGTCCATGATACGGTAACTCCGCACTTAAAAGAAACCTACCGATTGGAAAGAGAAAAGGTCAATTATAGCTTTGATGGTGTTTTTGAAGAAACAGGTAATATTAATAATTGGACTGAAGAAGAAATTCAAACAAAAGAAACTGTTCACGAACAGTATAGAAATAAATCAAAAAAAGTTTTTAAAATTTCAAATGACTAACAAAACATTTCATATTCAAGAAAGCAAAGTATTTTGCATGGCTCCGTTTATGCACATACATAATGTTCCGACAGGAGATATACTACCTTGCTGTATAAGTTTGGGCGGGAGCATGGGAAATCTATATAAAGAAAGTATTCAAGATATTTGGAACAATGAAAATTATAAAGAATTACGACAAGATTTATTAAATGATAAAAAATCAAAACATTGTACAAGATGTTATAAAGAAGAAGAATGGGGAAGTACATCAACAATACGCCGAAGCTTTAATGATAGGTTTAAAGATTTTTATGAAGAATTAATTGAAAATAATACTGAGACTGACGGAACAATGAGTAGTATGAAATTTCTTAAATGGGATTTCAGATTCAATAATTTGTGTAATCTAGCATGTACCGTATGTCATCCCACGTATAGCAGTTCATGGGTACCTATTATGAAAGCCATTGATCCTAACTATGCTGAGGATCAATTTAATAGCAGTAAAAAACACAAAGAAAGCTTCATTGAAACTATAAAATCTCAAGTAAACAATGTTGAAGAAATATATTTTGCTGGTGGAGAACCGTTACTTCATACTGAACATTATGAAATACTAGAATATATTAAAGAATCAGATAGACTAGGAAAAATAGAATTTGTGTACAGTACTAATTTAACTACAATGACTTATAAATCAACTGATGTTTTAGATTACTGGAAACACATGGAAAAATTACGTGTATTAGTAAGTTTAGATGAAGTTGATGTGGATAGATTATTTTACATACGATATCCAGCCGATGCAAATAAGATATTAAAAAATATTAAACTATTAAAAGATAATTTAACAGGCAGCAATCGCCATTGGGTAATCACTCCAACATGGAGTCTGATGAATATACATCGGATAAAAGACATATTGGAATATTTTTTAGTAAATGACCTTTTCCCGCATACGTTTTACAATACTAGTATTTGGGAATCTGATTATCATAATATTGTTTTATTATATCCCGAATACTTTTCAATACGGTCCGCTAGTAAAGAATGGAAAGAACATTTACGTATTAAAATTTCCGAGTATGAGCAATGGTATTACAATACATTATTACCACTAAAATCCTCACAAAAATTACAGGAAGATTGTAAAAATGTATTTGATAATAGGTTAAGTATAATTAAAAATGCATTAGAAGAAACTGTTGAGTTTGATGTTAACTGGTATATGGGTTATTTGACTAAATTAGATAAAGAAAGAAATACTGATTTTAAAAAAACCTTTCCTGAGTTACAACATCATACAGGAGAAAGGCTATGAATACTAGTGAATATTGGTTTGATAAACTTCACAACTGTTTTGATTCTAATGAACGAGTTGAACTTATTACAAGTACAGATTTTCCTGAATTGATTACTGCTATGATAACACATGATGTTGAATCAGAGGTTATATTAGCAGGTATGAAAAATCCTCATTGTTCAGAAGCCTCAATTGAACTAGCAAAAACAAGACTGAATCAAATAAATCCTCAAATACAAGACCTCCCGAAAAATTCAACATTTTGTCCAATTCCATGGGTATCTACTGGCATACAACAAAACGGAGATTTAAGAATTTGTTGTCAACAAATATATCACCCGTATGGTAAACTAATAGAAAACGGGGAAATGTTAAACGTTAAAAACACTGATATAAATCAATCACGAAATAATACAGTATTTAAAGAATTACGTGCAAGTATGTTGCGCGGAGAGAAACATCCGTCATGTAATTTATGTTGGAAAGAAGAAGAAACAGGTTTATCTAGTAAAAGATTACACAGTATTAATATGTATGGCCACGTAGAATTTATTGATAATACTGATAAAGATGGAAGTATAGATATAGAAAAATTTCCAATAAAATATATTGATATTCGTTTTGGAAATTTATGCAATTTAAAATGTAGATATTGCGGCCCAACTGATAGCAGTCTGTGGTATGACGATTTTGTTTCTATGTCATACGAGGGAGAAAAGCCTGCAACAGCCCCTATGTCTTTTTATGGTGGGAAAACTTATAATGTAATCAAAAAAAATACTAATTATACCATTGATTCTTCAGATTTTGAATGGTATGAATCGGCTGAATTTTGGGATCAAATTGAAAAACTAATTCCCTATATTGACCGATATTATTTTACCGGTGGTGAACCGACAATTAATAAAATACATTTTAAATTACTACAAAAAATTATAGACATGGGTTACAGTAATCGGGTTCATTTGGATTACAATTCAAATATGTTTGCTATACCAAATAAGCTATATAACTTATGGGAAAAGTTCAGATCCGTAGGAATAGGATGCAGTATAGATGCAATTGAAGATTTAGCATACTATTTACGTTATCCAAGTACTTGGGATGCACTAGAACAAAATTTAGATGTACTAGGTAACAATCCAACCAAATCTATTTACGGGACAATATCTACTACGGTAAGTATATTCAATGTATATCATTTTTTAGAAATTTCTAAATGGTTAATAGAAAAAAATTATAAAAGAATTAGAAAAACACCTAGCTATCATGTACTAGAGGGCCCGTCTCCCATGAGTATACAAGTACTACCTATTAACGTAAAAAATCAAATACAAGAAGCATATGAAATTTTTTACAAAGAAATAGATGAAAAATATGGACTAGAAATGGGTAATATATTTAGGCATAGCTATAGTGGTTTAATCAACTATATGTTTGCTAAGGATAATAGTCATCTGTTGCCAAAGTTAGCTGAAGATACCCGTAGATTAGATAAAATTAGAGGTCATAAATTAGAAAATTATATACCATGGCTGTCTGATATATTAAATAATTATAACGACTAAATCCAGCTAAGTAATATAATGCTTAGAGATGTATTTTATTACGGTAGTAAACCAAACGTTCACCCAAGAGAAAAGTTTGCAGTTGACTTAGCTGACGCTAGACAACAATGCACCACTGAACATTTTTGGATAATCAACGAATATTGTGATTATACAAATTTTGATTGGGATTGGGACTTTGATTTCTTGCCGGATGACGAAGTTTGGACAGGTGAACACAACAATGTATGGCCAAATAAACAAAATAAAGATAGCGGTACTTGGCTATGCTCACATCAATATAGCGATATAATTATATATCGTGCTGATGTTGAGCCTATACTCAGAAAAAATGTAAAAAATACTAATTGGGTAGTACTAGATAAAATTGATGAATTAAAGTTTGATTTTAGTTGGGAACCCAATCCATATGACCCTCCCTACATATATAAATGGGGTTGCAAATTCTATCCTACAGAAATAAAACATTATGTAGAATATCACGTTGAGGGTGCAACTAATGTAAAATACATGCCAGAGACAGTAGAGTTATTACCTGAATGGGCTAACTGGGTAGAAGTACAATCAGTAGATAAATCAAGTTTTGATTTTAGTTGGAGACCCGACCCACGTGAGCCTGCATATATCTATACTTGGGGTAATAAATATATATCCTCTGAGTTAAAACCCACAGTAGAGTATCATTGTGTAGGAGCTACTGAACGAAAGTATATGGACAACTCAGTTGCTGTATTACCTGAATGGGATCGGTGGGTAATATGGAACTCTATAGATAAGTTTAATTTTGATTTTAGTTGGAGACCTGACCCACGTGAACCTGCATTTATTTATGTATTTGGTAATACGCAATATCCAGCAGAGATTATGCCAACAGTTGAATATCATGTACCGGGTGGAACAGAATATAAGTTTATTAATGATGAATCAATGAAAGCTAAATTGTTACCTAACAGTGCTAGATTTGAACATTTAGAAAATAGTGATGGAATAAATTATTCATGGGTTCCTGATCCATGGAGTCCTCCTTATATCTATGTTTGGGGTAATCAATGGAATAAGCCAGAAGATAAAATATCTATACAATATGTTGTTGAGGGTGCAACAGAATACAAATACATGGAAGAACGTGCCACACGTAAACCATATATGGACAATTGGGAAATACCTCCTTATGTCATACAGAATAGTTTTGATTTCAGTTGGGAACCAAACCCGCAGGATCCAGCCTACATATATCAATTTGGCACTATACATCAAAAGACAGGTGGTCCTCGCTATACAGTACCAGGTGCAACAGAATTAAAATACATTGATGCTGTTAAAGCACAAGTAGTAGCATGGAGATTTACAAATTGGTTGATTCCAAAAAATGTAGATCAGGCAACATTTGATTGGAGTTGGCACCCGGATGATACAGAACCAGCATACATCTATCAATTCCCTAGTACATGGAGTAAAACAGGTGGACCAAAGTTTACAGTTGAAGGTGCGTTTGAAACAAAATACTTAGATTACCCTATAGCAAAAGTAAAACAAGATATGACACATTGGTCTATACCTGCAGGATTAGATACTAGTGAGTTTGATTTTAGCTGGCATCCAAATATAGATGATGAGCCTTTGTTTTATCAATTTGGAACACAATGGCAAAAAACAAATGGCCCGATGTTTACTGCACCCGGCTGTGACGAAACTACTCCAATCAAATACATGGATATACTTAAAGCAAAACGTATACCTGATAAAACAAATTGGATTATACCTGCAGGATTTGATGAAACTAAATTTGACTTTAGTTGGCATCCTGACGCTACAAGCCCTCCCTATATCTATCAGTTTGGTACACTATTAGATGATGTTCATTTAGAAGACGGACCCAAATATGTAACCCCAAACAATGATGGAACCGTTGTATTAATGGAAAACACATTATTATCAGATGAGGTAGTACAATACCCGCAATATTATATTGACACTACATTAGAAATATTGATAGAACAACATAAGGATGAAATCTTTTGGGCATTACGTAAAAATATTAACTATACTAAATTTGATTTCATTTGGCAACCAACTAAAGAGCAAGCATTCAACATCAATACGTTTGGATCACCTGACAGTGAATTGACACAAACATACTTAGTTAACGGTAAGATGTGGCAAAAAGGTTATAGAGATATTAGTTTTATTGAAAATACAAAACTAGATGAAGAATATCTATCTAAATTATTTAAACAAGTAGATGCTTTCTTTGTAGATAAAGGAAATAAAGAATCAGCTACAAGATTTGAACAATTAAAAATACAATTTCCCACACTACAAAAGACACGTTACCTAAACAGCTGGGTAGATACAATCAATCGCTGTATCAACAAATCTACTACAGAACTATGCTGGATACTTAATAGTGAATTAGATTATACCAACTTTGATTTCAACTATTATCCTAATCCATGGCAAATGACAATGGTACATGTGTTTGGAACTCAATGGAGTCATTGGGGCAGTACGTTTATGGTTAATAAAGAAACATTTGCAGAAGATACAAAATATGTAAAAATTATAGAACACTTGAGTAATCTAAACTTTGTCAAAACAAAACGTGCTATCGCTAGCAATTGTTTATATGATGTTTACTTAATTGACTACAGTAATGACGGAGTTACTGATATAGTGTCATTGATTGAAAGTAAGACTAAACGTGAAAATGTTTACACAATCAAATATGAAACAGATTACTTAACCACATTGAAGAACATGTTGTATGAGTTAGGTATTAAAAAGGACCATTACATCTGGGTATGTAGTTCAATTTGTGATTACACTAACTTTGACTTTACTTATATATGTGATCCATTCTCTTTAGAGCAATTGCATGTATTTCCTAGTGACAAACAAAAGTTTGGTGACACATTCTTCATCAATGTAAACAAGTTACGTATTCTTGTAGAAGATTTGGATAAGTTAGAAAGTATAGAGAAGATTAATTTTAATCAGCATCAAAAAGTAAAACGTTTGCCTGCCCCTAGTTTTGTTACTGATGCTGATACACATTTGAATTTCAAAAAACATAGTTATAACTTCCCTTATGCTGTGTTTACTACAAGTGATAATTTAATCGCACCAGACATTAATGATGAACCAATCAGTATGTGGTCTAGTGAATCAAAGAACATATTGATTACAAATATGGGAGGCACACGTATTGTTGTACCCAAAGAAGCTAACGAATATGTTGAGAAAGAATTGTATGATTATCCATACATTGCTAAATCAACTAAGATAGGACAGTCAAAACCACTGGATATAGTCTTCCTAAGCAACGGTGAATCTGTAGCTGACGAGAACTACGAACATTTACTGAACGTGACTAAAGGACTGAAGAATCGTGTTGTTAGAGTTGATGGTGTCAATGGTCGTGTTGCTGCCTATCATGCAGCCGCACTAGCAAGTCAAACATCTTGGATGTTTACTGTGTTTGCTAAGTTAAAAGTCAATAGTAAGTTTGACTGGACATGGCAACCTGATAGATTACAGATACCTAAACACTATATCTTCTATGCTAGTAATCCTGTTAATGGATTAGTATATGGTCACCAAGCTATGATTGCGTACAACAAACAGATTACATTGGGCAATATGGGTAAAGGTCTTGACTTTACATTGGATAGTGAGCATGAAGTTGTTGAAATTAATTCGGGTGTAGCAAGATATAATACAGATGAGTTTAGCACATGGCGTACAAGTTTCCGTGAAGCTATTAAGTTACGATTAGATGATAGTACAATAAGCAGACATAGATTGAAAGTATGGTCAACTGTAGGTGAGGGAGACTACGCCCAATATAGTATCAATGGTGCGTTAGATGCTGTAGAATACTATGAATCAGTCAATGGTGAACTAGACAAATTACGACTAAGTTATGATTGGCCTTGGTTGCAAGAGTATTTTAATACTAAATACAAGTTATGATTGTATGAAGTTAAGTGAAACGGATTCAAGACGGGAGTTCGATTCTCCCCTCCTCCACCTAAGTGTATGATGTATATTTAGGTGGGGGAGAACTGGTAATCGATTGGGTCAAGAGTAATGAAATGGACAGTTCGGCAATGCCGAAGCCGTTAGGATTGGGGTATCCCGATTGTAGAAGCAAAAAAAGTAACCGCAAACGACTCACAGTTCGCATTGGCCGCGTGAGCAGCCTAGGGTAAGACATACCTCGTAACAGAAACTCAGATAGGGACTTTGGTCCCTATTTTTTTAATAAATACTAGATGAACATTAAAGAAATCATCACTGAAGAAATAGTAGACGAGTATCGTATTAGCGGCCCCGTTGACATCAAAAATTATATTAGACATGGTAATGCTTTTAAAGATTCTATGTTGTTTGTTAAAACTCCAATGGATCAATACAATGTCAGATATATGGAAAACTCAATTAGAGGTGGTAATAAAATACATGATTATTTTCTATATGATAAAAAAACCGATAGATGTATAGGGTTGTTTACTTTAGAAATGGTACCACTAAAACTTAATAAAATCTTACAACCGGGAATTAAAACTGTAACTCCACACATGGCATTGGCACCCGAAGCACAACGTCAGGGAATAAGCACACAAGCCTACAGTACCTTTTTACAAGGCGGTCCGTGGGTATTTGTCACGGATCACCATACTAAAGGTGCATCTAAATTGTGGGATTCTTTAGCAACAGGTAATAATATTAGTCTATATGTGAGTGCTAAAACAGGTGAACTTTTAGACCCTGCGAAGCATCATGAATGGACAGACTTACGTTTATTGGGTCCTAGGGATAGATTTAAGTTAGATAATTAGATTCCTACCTAATAAAGTGTGATATTTATTAACTAAAAAACAAATAAATACTATCTCTAGAGGATGATAATAAAAATGAAAAGAATTCTCGCTATAGTTGCCATGCTGGGTATGGCATTCACGACGCAAGCACAAACTACCACTACATCAGGTACAACCGGTGGTACGACCACGGGTACAAGTACATTAATTAACCAAGGAACATATGATTCCAAAAGCTTAGTAGATACTAATAGTACCTCAAACAGCACCAGCACAGTTACTTCAAATAGCAATACCAATAGTAATAGCACCAGTACTAGCACAGCCGTTGTTAATAGCACTAGTGCAAATACCAATACTAACAATAGCACTAGCGTAAACACGAATAACAATATTAATAGTGGCACAAGCACTGTTAATAATAACAATGTCAACTCAGGGTCAATGACTTATACCAATAATAACATTAACTCTGGAACAATGACCTATAACAACAACAATGTAAGTACAAGCACAAGCAATAATACCAATATCAACAAAAACGAAAATACTGGTACAATGACATACAATAACAACAATGTCAGTACAAGTACTGCCGTCAACACCAATAATAACGTTAGTACAAGTACTAGTACTAACAATAATGTTAATACCGGGGATATGACTAACCGCAATATTAACACATCAACCAGTGCTAGTACTTCTACGAACAACAATGTTAATCAAAATAATTCAGTTAATACAAATATTCAACAAGGTGAGTTAACTAACAAGAATATTAATCAAACTGAGATTACTCAACGAGTTATTCAGCCTCCTCCGACTGCTGTAGCACCCGCTATGCTGTCAGGTGGTAACGCTGACCTTTGTTCTACGGGTAGTTCAGGTTCAGTTCAGACACAAGTATTTGGTGTAAGTTCAGGTGGTACAGTACGTGACATGAATTGTGAACGATTAAAGTTATCTAAAACACTATATGACATGGGTATGAAGGTTGCGGCAGTTGCTACTATGTGTCAAGACCGTCGTGTGTTTGACGCTATGTTAGCCGCAGGTACACCTTGCCCATACGAAGGTAAGATTGGTGAACAAGCTAAAGCATCTTGGGAAGCTAATCCAGACAAGATTCCAAAGTTAGACGAGGTAAAAATAGATGACACTTATAAGAAAGTTGGCATTGGCGCTTTGCTTGGCGTTCTTGTCCACAACTTACGCTAATAGTCAAGACATATCTACTACTGGTAATTTAATAAATTACGGTACCGCACCTACGGGTACAACCAGTATATGGAACAACGGTGTCTATGTTAATCAATTATGCTTTTATGCTGGAGAACCTGGTAACTGTGGACCTAATCCTAGTATTATCACCGGAGGTCGCATCCACTTCAGTTACGGCACCGCGGATCTTAATCAAATTGTCAATATAAACAACGCACTGTCTGCGGGCGGCACCGGTGTGCAACTTGCTGGATTTAACTACAGCCTTTGGGCCAAGAACGGCAATGGATGGGACGACGCCAGACAAGATTATCTAGCTGCCTATGTAAAACTATACGGTGCCGGCGGCAATCTAATAGCAGACTATGATTACTCTCAGGCAACCAATAACAAATACAACTGGACTAAATTTACATTTTCTGAAACATTTGCTAGTCCATATGTTGCGTCAACACTAAGCACAGCGCAAGTAGGAATGATAGGTAGAGATAATAATTTTTGGGCAGGAAACTACGGACCTGAAGTTTTTGATGTTGATTTTAGATTAAAATATAAAATTGATCCTTGTGCTACTAACCCTGCTTATAGTTCAACTTGTGCCGGTTTTGGTAACATACTTAATACTAATAATTTATTAGATTCAACTAAAGGCGGGTTGAGTCTAAATCAAGCGTTTGCAATTAATACCGCATTGCAAAGTGCAGGTGTTGGAGCAACAGTACATGGATTTAACTACGGATTTAACTGGAGAGTTGGTCAAGGTTTCTCTGGATGTACTGCTTGGAACCAAGACGGATCGTGTTCGTGGACCATGAACATACCTGCGTATGCTAATGCCACAGTGTCACTTACAAACAGTAGCAACCAGTCTATACATTCAAAGAGTTATAGTTTTACAGGTGACGGTACTAGTGGTTCAGTGAGTGACAAGTTTTTGTTACCATCTAGTATGAATCAATCATTACTGGGTACGGGTAGAATTGTAGGGTCAGCATCAGGCACCGGTTCTTCTGTAGAAGGTGCATGGGCAACAATGATTTATACTGCTGACCCTTGTATAGCTAATCCTTTATACAGTTCAAATTGCAAAGGCTATGCATTTGCTATGTCCAAGCAATTATCTGCATCAAACAACACATCACCTGTTGCATCAGATGGTACACAGATACAAGATCCAGTGCAAGATCCTACTCGACCTCCGCCGGGCAGTCAACCACCCCCTGGATCAGAACCGCCACCAGGTAGTCCACCTCCTCGAGAAGGTGCACAACAATCAACTTCTAATAATCCAGCAGGTCCTCCTCCTGCAAATCAACCTCCTCCACAAGGTGGCGGTAGTAGTCAGCCCAAAGCAGGCGAAGTTAAAACAGCTGGTGATAGTAACAGCAAAGCAGGACCTAGTCTTGGTAGTGTTATGAGTATGATTAGTAGTAACCAAGCTAGAATAGGTAACGAGGCAAAAACTGTTGTGCAAGCCGCAGAGTCAGCCGCTGCCAAAGATGCACAACAAGCACAACAACAAGCAGAAAATGTCGCAGGGTCATTAACTACGCAAAGTATTACTAGCAGTATGACACAATCTGGTACAGGTACAAGTGTAGTGTCAGTAGCTAATAGTCAATCACAAACTTCTGTAGTAAATGTAGCAAGTGTATCGCAAACTAGCGTGGTCAACGTTGGTGGATTACGCCCAGCAACACAAAGTATATTTGCTGATCCTAGCACATCTTTACCTTCAAGTATGATGCAAAGTCAGTTTGATATGTATAGTTTACAAGCTCCAACAAATAACAATAGCAAACAACTAGACGTAGAAGTACCGCAGAACGAGGGTATTAAGATTGGTGGACGTTCAGCATTAAATGATGCAATGGAACAACGCCCAATGTTACAAAGTAATAACGTACAAGAACAAAAGACTGAATCAGTAAACAGAAATGTTCAACCAAATGAATTAGCCGGTGCTGTTGATATTACTAGAATGGCAACACAACCTCCAGGATATCAAGCATACTCAATGATGATGCCTGATGTAGCATTCTACGCACCAAAAGAAATTTACAGAAATCAAGTAAATGTAGACAACGTAAGAGTCTTGCGTCAATTGTCTAGTGATAGATTACACCAAGACTTGGTGAACCTACAATACAAATAAAGGAAAATAAAATGGCAGAAGAAATAAAAAACGTAAATGCAAAAGTTGATGAACTAGAAGCGGCAGCAAAAAAATACGCAAGTAAAGATACTGTAATTAGTATTGGTGGATATGAGTTTACCCCTGCTAAACTAATGGTCGCAGCCACAATTGTATCATCTATATTAGGTGGACTGTATGGATCATTTGAAGTATACAAAGATTACGTGGGCATGAAGAAAAAGATAGCTGAATATGCCGCTCCAGATTTGTCTGGATTTGATAAACGTTTGGCAGTCATTGAAGAAAACAGTAGCAAAACAAGCGACTATACACGTGATATCAAAACTGATTTGAAGAATGATATTCGCCGTAACGAATCTGTTACTGAACAAGTTGAACGTAGTGTTAAGAATGCACAACGTGAGACTGAAAGTGAGATGCGTGATATGCGTAAAGCTGTGCGTGAAGACTTGGAAAGAGCAAGAACAGAGGCTGCTGCCATTCGCAAGGACATGGAATCAACACGTAAAGAAATTAACAGTGAATTTACTGCGGCACGTAGAGAAATCAACCGTGAAGTAGAAACACTAAAGAGAGAAGTTGATAGTAAAATACAAAAGGCCATTGATAATCCTTTGGCAAACAAATGAAATATCTGTTGCTACTGATTACGGTAATTGTTATACCGTCATCAGCGGCACGGTATGAGTGTGTGCGTTGGGCGTGGTCAGGGGATGTTTATAACCGCAAAGTAGTATGTTTAGAATGGCGAGATAGAGATGCACCAAAAGTTGAAAAGAAGAAATGATAGACCCGATCACCCTTGGCATTGCGTTTACAGCCGCCCAACAATCGGTTGGGTATATCAAAAAAGCCATTGCCTTAGGTAAAGATGTTAACAGTCTTTACGGACAGTTTGCTAGGTTTTTTGAAAATAGTGATACAATCCATAGTGCCAATATAACAGCGCAAAACAGCAAAAATATTCTTACAGACGGGCAGATTAGGGCATTGTCGGTACAGATTGCTATGCAAAGCAAAGCATTACGTGATGCTGAAAAAGAACTAAAAGAGATGTTGATATGGTCGGGTAATAAAGATGTTTGGGATGAGATGATGGCTGAACGTGTACGTATGTACAAAGAACGTGCCAAATTACAAGCAGATATAAAAAATGCCAAAATCCAAGCACAAGCAGATTTGATAGATAGAGCTTTACTTTTTATATCATTTTGCGCTATAGTTATTCCTGTATTTGGTGTTAGTTTTGCTATAATAGTACGATAGATTTTACAAAAATATGAGTAAATTTAACAATGTTAAATTTATCCTGCGATAAATATACAATTACTAAGGAAACTTATAAAATGAAATTATATATTAGACTAGAAAATGGACAACCTATTGATCATCCTATACTTAAGGAAAATTTTATACAAGCATTTCCCGATATAGATATTAATAATTTGCCAGAAACTTTTATTGAATTTGTACGTGTAGCACGTCCAAGTGATTTGAGTACATATGAAATATATGAAGGTGTTCATTATGAAATAATTGACGGTGTTTGTACCGATGTACATACTGTTCGTGCAATGACCATTGAAGAAAAACAAGCAAAACAAGACCAAATTAAATCAGCTTGGGCCGAACATGGATATCCAAGTTGGATATTTAATGAATCAACCTGTTCATTTGAATCACCAATTGGTCCACCTCCATCGGACGGTAAGGCACATGTTTGGGATGAAGCTACTATATCTTGGATTGAAGTAGATGAACAATAAAAAAGGCTTAAGCCTTTTTTCTTGGGACAATCTGGCATAAATACTATTATATTATGAGGTTAACATTATGGCAATAGACATTGGCGCAGGAATTAATATTGGTGGTGGTATTTTAATGCAAGCTGGTCCAAGCGTTCCGGGTGCACCAACAATAGGATCTGCCACAGCTACAGGTGAAACAACTGCGACCGTATCATTTACTGCACCAGCAAGTAATGGCGGTGCTACTATTACAAGTTATACAGCAACAAGTAGTCCCGGTGGTGTAACTGGTACATTGAGTCAATCAGGCTCTGGTACTATCAATGTTACTGGTTTAACAGCAAGTACAAGCTATACATTTACCGTAACAGCGACTAATAGTGTTGGTACAGGTAGTGCAAGTGCATCAAGTAACAGTATTACAACAAATGCACCACCAACGGGTAGTAAGGCTATCTTTGGATATGGAATTAGTAGTGTTAGCAATGTATCGATAACTAATCTAGTATCAACTACAGGTGTTGTTGGCAATGATGTAACAGGTGTCGGTACTACTAGATTTGGATTAGCAGCCGCTGGTTATGGTACAGATAAAGCTATATTTGGTTATGGATATAATGGATCAACTAATGTATCATTGACCAACTTAGTATCAAACACCGGTGTAGTTGGTAATGATGTTACAGGTGTAGGCACTGCTAGAAATGGATTAGCAGCCGCAGGTTATGGAACTGATAAAGCTATATTTGGATATGGTGATCTTTACTCAATGACCAATCTAGTATCAAACACCGGTGTAGTTGCCACAGATACAACTGGAGTTGGTACTGCTAGACGATCATTAGCAGCCGCGGGTTATGGTGGAGATAAAGCTATATTTGGATACGGAAATAATGGATCAACTGATGTATCATTGACCAACTTAGTATCAAATACCGGTGTAGTTGGTAATGATGTTACAGGTGTCGGTACTACTAGATATAATTTAGCAGCCGCAGGTTATGGAACAGATAAAGCTATATTTGGTTATGGATATAGTAATACTTTAATTTCTAACGTATCAATGACCAACCTAGTATCAAACACCGGTGTTGTTGCTAGTGATACAACAGGTGTTGGCTCTGCTAGAAGTGCATTGGCGGCCGCTGGTTACGGCACTGATAAAGCCATATTTGGATATGGATATGGTAATACTTTTTTATCATTGACCAACTTAGTATCAAATACCGGTGTAGTTGGTAATGATGTTACAGGTGTCGGTACTGCTAGATATGCATTAGCGGCTGCAGCCTACGGTTAACATTAAAATTAACATAAATACATTTACTATAAAGGGAAAATAAAATGATAGACTTAGAAAACATGCCAGAACCGACCGCAGAAGAAATTGCTCAAGCAAGAGAAAACGCATTTAATGCTGAACGTCCAGCATCATGGATATGGGATGAAGCCGCAACTTCATACGTTGCACCAATCAGTCCTCCAAATGACGGATATCCTTACTTATGGGATGAAGCTACAACTAGTTGGACTCCTTTCCCTGGTTACCCTAGATAATAATCAATAAGATTATCAAAATAAAGGCTCTCAGGAGCCTTTTATATTGTGGCAATTTGGCATAAATATTATAATATTATGGGGATAACATTATGGCATTAACAATAGGCGGCGGAATAACTATAGGTGGTGCCATTACAGTACAAATTGAATCGGCTATTCCCCCGGTTAATACAGTAGCACCTGTTGTTAGTGGAACAGCAACGGTAGGACAAACATTATCAACAACAAATGGTACTTGGACTGGTACACCTACAATAACATTTACATATCAATGGCAACGAAACGGCTCTAACATATCGTCAGCTACTAGTAGTACCTACACATTAGTAAACGCTGATGCTGGTAATCCAATTAGATGTGTAGTAACTGGTACAAATAGTGTTGGTAATTCATCTGCTAATTCTAATGCTACATCTAATATATCTGCTATTGCCCCAGGAGCTCCGACTATAGGAACTGCCACAGCAACTGGTGCTACAACAGCTACGGTGGCATTTACTGCTCCGGCAAGTAATGGCGGTGCTACTATTACAAGTTATACAGCAACAAGTAGTCCCGGTGGCATTACTGGTACATTAAGTCAAGCAGGTAGTGGTACTATTAACGTAACTGGATTAAGTGGAAGTACAAGTTATACATTTACTGTAACTGCTACTAATAGTGCAGGTACAAGTAGTCCAAGTGCATCAAGCAATAGTATTACAACAAGTTCTAGTGCAACACCAACCGTAGAATATCTAGTAGTTGCTGGTGGCGGCGGAGCGGCAGGCACAGGTACCAATGGCGGTGGTGGCGGTGGCGGTGGTGCCGGCGGCTATAAAACAGCTACAGGGTTGTCAATTTCGTCTGGATCTCCTATTGCTATAACTGTAGGGGCAGGCGGTACTGGTGGGTATAACAGTGGATATACAGAAGGTAATGACTCGGTCTTTAATGGTATAACATCTTATAGAGGCGGCCGTGGCGGCGGTGCCCTAGGTATGTCAGGTGGATTTGGTGGCTCCGGCGGCGGTGGTGTGGGTTATCCACCTGGAGGTCAGGGTGGATCAAATTTTGGTGCCCAAGGTAATCTCGGTGGCTCTGGTAATTACACTAACGGTGAAAGCGGTGGTGGTGGTGGTGGTGCAGGTGCTGTTGGCAGTAGTGCCCAATATGGAACCGGTGCCGGCAATGGTGGAAATGGTCTATCTAATTCAATCACAGGAACTGCAACTTATTATGCAGGTGGTGGAGGCGGCGGGCAACCTGGCGGAGGACAACCGGCAGGTACTGGCGGACAAGGTGGCGGTGGTGCCGGCAACAATGTTGCTAATCAAAATGCTGGGTCAGGAGATGCCAACACCGGTGGAGGTGGTGGCGGTGCATATGGTGGCAATGGTGGCGCCGGAGGCTCGGGGATTGTTGTTATTCGCTATCCAGACACATATCCGGCTGCTACCAGCACAACAGGTAGTCCTACTATAACGGTAGTAGGTGGATATAGAGTATATAAATACACTAGTTCTGGTTCAATAACAATTTAATTGAAAGAAATATAATATGGCACTAACAATAGGTGGAGGAATCACAATAGGTGGTGCTATTACATTACAACCTGAACTTCCTCCCGAAGCTCCAACTATAGGTACTGCTACTGCTACTGGTGCAACAACAGCTACTGTAGCATTTACTGCTCCAATCAATGGTGGTTCTAGTGCAATAACAAGTTATACAGCAACAAGTAGTCCTGGCGGAATCACCGGTACATTAAGTCAAGCAGGTAGTGGAACTATTACTGTATCTGGATTAAGTGAAGCTACAAGTTATACTTTTACTATAACTGCTACAAATAGTGTAGGCACAAGTAGTCCAAGTGCCGCAAGTAATAGTATTACTACTCCACAAACAGTTCCTACAGTTATAGGACAGGCTTTTGGTGGTGGATATTATGCTGGAAAAATATCTACTTCGGGTAATGGTGTTGCAACTCATTACCTTATTATTGGTCCAGCAGAATCTGCACAATCATTTCTATTTTGGAAAACATCCAGCACAGATACACCCGGTACTAATTCGGTCATTGATGGACCAACCAATACATCAAACATGAATAATTCACTTCATCCGGCTGCTCAGTTCTGTAAGGGATTAACTGTTGGTGGATATACTGATTGGTATATGCCTGCACAGAACGAACTAGAAGTTTGTTACTACAATTTAAAACCCACATCTTATAATAATAATACAAATTCAGGTATGAACTCTAACTCAGTCCCCCCTGAACCCTATCAATCTTTTTACACTAATAGTAGTCCAGGAGTAACTTCTGCTACGGATTTTCAATCCGGCGGATCACAGGCGTTTGTTAGCAATATTTATTGGAGTAGTACTCAAAATAGCAGTGGCGACGGTAGTGCATGGAGACAGTTTTTCCTTAATGGACAGCAAACAAGTACGGCTAAGAGAAATGAATATTATGTTCGTGCCGTACGCAGAATACCAATTTAACGAAAGAAATATAATCTATTAAAAGGCTCTTAGGAGCCTTTTTTGTTGACATAAATTCCATAACATGTTATACTCAACATATGAAAATAGAACGTGCTTTAGATTGGAATCAAGTTAGTAGCAACTTATCAAGTCAAATGAATGGGATTGGCTACAACCCAGACCTACATCGTATGCACAAAAACATTGATAAAATGGTAACTGAACTAAGCAAACTAGAAGTCAATCTACGTAGAACGGGCAAATACGAAATGTTAGACGATAAAGTTGCCGCTGTCAATACAGCAATCAATCACTTAGAAAAATTAGTACTTATGGCTAACTTAATGAAGTAATTTGACAATAAGTCAATTTGGGTATATAATAGAGTCTTATTCAGTCAAAAGGTATCTATGAAATTCAATGCAATTGCAGTTAGTACTTTGTACTTCAGAGTCTCAGTGAAAAAAAGGCCCTATAGCGATGAAGAAATTTGTTTATTAATCTCTGCAAGTGATTATACAAAAACAAATAATAAAGGTAAACTTTTATTAGGTAAAACTCTCTATTTTAGAGAATTACCATTAACTACTGAACAAACTATTATTGATTCTCATATTGAACAAATTGCCAGAATCAATAATTTTTCTTCTATACAAGTTTTGTAATCAAAATTTGACAATAAATCCAATTGGTGATACAATACGTATTGAACAATATAAAACTGACTAGTTAATCAAATGGATAGATGTTGTAAATAAACAACAACACAAAATTTGACAACAAATCAGTTTTATACTATACTTCATATATCAAATTTTTAACAGGAGCATTTAATGGCATCAGTATCAGACAATCTCACTATCACTAGTGTACAAACTCGCAAAGCAATGCTTAAAGCATTCAAAGCTAAACGCCCTCTTTTCTTGTGGGGCCCGCCCGGCATCGGTAAATCAGAAGTTGTAGCAGAAGTTACTGAAGAACTAGGTGGCTATATGATTGACTTGCGTATGGCACAAATGGAGCCTACAGATATTCGTGGTATCCCATTCTTTAATAAAGATATTAATAAAATGGATTGGGCGGCACCAGTTGATTTGCCTGATGATGAACTAGCAAGCAAGTATCCGATCGTAGTATTATTCTTAGATGAAATGAATTCAGCAAGTCCCGCAGTACAAGCGGCCGGCTATCAGTTGATTTTGAATCGTAGAGTTGGTAAGTATGTACTTCCCGATAACGTTGTAATTGTTGCGGCAGGTAATCGTGATAGTGACAAAGGTGTTACATATCGTATGCCGATGCCCCTCGCTAATCGTTTCTTACACTTAGAAATGAGAGCAGATTTTACTTCTTGGCAGAACTGGGCAGTTAACAAAGGCATTCACAAAGACGTTGTGGGTTACTTGAGTTTCGCTAAACAAGATTTGTATGACTTTGATGCTAAATCATCAAGCAGAGCATTCGCTACACCTCGTACATGGTGTTTCGTTAGTGACTTGTTGAATGATGAGGATGATACTGATAGTGATACATTGTTCAATTTGATTTCAGGTGCTGTAGGTGAAGGACTTGCTGTTAAGTTTGCGGCACATCGTAAAGTAGCAGGTCGTATGCCCGAACCCTCAGATATCTTGTCAGGTAAAGTTAAGGACCTCGCAGTTAAAGAAATTTCTGCTATGTACTCATTGACTATTTCAATGTGCTATGAATTGCGTGATGCACTAGAGACAAAGAAAGTTTCTAGCAAAGAGTTCCACACAATGGCTGATAATTTCTTCAGTTATATTATGGCAAACTTTGAGACTGAACTAGTTGTTATGGGTGCTAAGATTGCACTTAAGACATACAAGTTACCAATTGAACCTAGTCAGTTAAAGAACTTTGATGACTTTCACAAGAAATACGGCAAGTACATTGTAGACGCAGGTAATTAATATGGCAACAAAGATTTTAACTGGCAAGAAATATTTCTACGCAATGGGTCAAAGTGCCCGTGATCGTGGATTGAACAAAAGTGAAGCCGAGGAACTGTACACTAAAGGTGCGGCACCTTACGCAAGGATTTACTTTGATAAAGGTTATCGCAAACTGTCAATGTAATTTTGACAATTAATACAATCTCTGTTACAATATATCTTTAACTTATACAGAGGAACAAAATGTTATTACAATTTAGAACATATCGTGGTAAAGCTATTCTTAAAATGGTTGAGAATCTTCTTAAAGAAGGTAACGTCATTCGTAGCCCTGAATATGGTAATGTAGTTGATGGTATCTATGGTGGCTCACCTGAAGGTATTAAGCTTGACCCTCCTGCTAATATTCGTGGTATCGGTATGGATAGACTAGCAGGTTCTTGTGGTTATAAAACTTCTTTTACTAAGAAACAACAAGAAAAAATTGTTTTGATCCACCTCGGTACAAAATACTATGAATTGTATAGTACTGAAAAAGAACTGAATAACGCTTCATTCCCCAGTGATGCTTGTGAATTCATTGCAGTTGACAATTAATACAATCTCTGTTACAATAGAGACATAAACAACAAAGGACCAATATGAGTGAAGTAATTAATCCCAGTAAGAAACGTAGTCGTAGTAAGAAATTTGAGAATCTTGTAGGACCTACAGATAGTAAGATTGACTATCAAGCACGTGAACGATTAGTTACCGCACGTATTGGTCTATTGTTACGTCATAGTTTTTTTGGCAATCTCGCTACACGTATGCAATTGATTAATGCTGATCTATGGTGTAGTACAGCGGCAACTGATGGCTTGAAGTTCTATTATAATAGTCGTTTCATTATGATGTTGAAGCCTAAAGAAGTTGAATTCTTAGTTGGGCATGAAGTGTTACACGTTGTGTACGATCATATGGGTCGTAGAGGTAATCGTGATCCCGAAATCTGGAATATCGCTGATGACTATGCTGTCAATGCTGATTTGAAACGTCACAAAGTGGGTGAGTTTATTAAGACAGTACCTTGCTTGTATGAGCAGAAGTATGATGGCAAAGCCGCAGAAGAAATCTATGATGATTTGATGAAGAATGTTCAGAAAATCTCTATTGATGATTTACTGGACCAGATGATTGACGATCACATGGATGATGAAGGTGATGGTGACGGAGATCAAGAAGGTGAAGGTAACAAAAAAGGTAAGCGTCCCTCAATGAGTCCTGAAGAACGTGAACGTGTACGTCAGGAAGTTAAGCAAGCAATTATCAATGCCGCAAGTAGTGCTGAAGCAGGTTCATTACCTTTAGGTGTTGAGCGACTGATTAAACAACATACTAACCCAGTTATGCCCTGGCGTGAACTGATTCAAACGAATTTGACAAGTGCTATTCGTACAGATTATTCTTGGATGCGTCCTTCACGTAGAGGTTGGCACATGGATGCTATCATGCCCGGCATGAACCCCGGTGAAGAAATTGATGTTGTTGTTGCTATTGATATGAGTGGTTCTATCAGTAACAAACAAGCACAACAATTCTTAGGTGAGATTGGTGGCATGATGAATAGTTTTGATGGCTACAAGGTCCACGTATTCTGTTTTGATACTGAGACATATAATCCCAAAGACTTCAGTAGTGAGAACATGGACCTCATTGATGAATATGAGCCAATGGGCGGTGGTGGCACTGACTTTGATTGTATCTTTACATACTTGAAAGATATCGGCAATGTGCCTAAACGATTGATTGTATTTACAGATGGATATCCCTTTGGTAGTTGGGGTGATGCTGATTATTGTGATACAACATGGGTCATTCATGGTGATAAGAATCCCAATCCCCCTTTCGGTACATATGCGATTTATGATGAAGCAGTAACAGCATGATATTAGATATACTTGGCTATGGCTTTATAGTACTGGTACTAGGCGTAGTCTTGTATATTTTTATTAGACTTCTCACCGGTGCATTAGATACTTTATCAAAACATGATGACTAAGCATTACTTAGCAGTTTGGGACTGTAACGGTCTTGAAAGCCTACATGATGTTGGCTATCATATGGATAGGTACAATCAATGGGAGAAGCAAAAGGTTGTTGCTATTCTTAAAGAAGAACGAATCCCGGCAAGGCCTACAGGTATACCATTACAAATGTTGATCCTTCGTGCTAGAGCAAATAGTCAACGTTCATATGAGATTTATGAATTCAATAGCACGTTAAAGTATAAAGAACTAACAGAAGCCTTTAATGATAATCCACAACCTATTGTAGAATGGATTAGAGAGAACGGTAAACAAGTTTATAGTGACTATGTTAAGCAAGAAAGAAAGTTGATTCTATGATGTATATTGGTACAAGCCTCGGTGGTTGCTTACTTAGTTTGATGGCAAATGAAGTGTCCGAAAATCAGGTTATGTTCATTGTTACACGTACAATGTGCCCTGACTACAATACTTTTATACAAGTGGTAGAGCAATATTATGCAGAAGGTAATCCTTATGCTCGTAATCCTGCACAATATGGTTTAAGTGATTATGACCTTACTAATGTAAAAGCTTTGGCAACTAGATTATATTATTCAGGTAGGATACACCAACCTAGAGTATTTGATGACCAGGGCCGCAGGGAAGGTCATAGTTATATATACGATCATTCTGCAAAATTAGGTAAAGGATTGTGGATGCAAGTTGTCCCTACTAATGATAATTCTACCCCGGCAGTAGTTGAAGCTTGGGAGAAGTATAAGATGTTAGATAATTTAACAAAATGATTGAATATCAGTTAGATCCTATTACTTGGTTTAGTGAGAGAGAATTACATTATACTCCCAAACACTTTGTAGTAACGTCACATCCGTGTACATCGGAATCTAAACAATGGGTACTAGATAAATTGAGTGGTAGATTTAGTGTTACATATCCTATTGTTAGTAGTAGTTTACTTGAATTAATGACACCTAGTTGTATTGCATTTGAAGATCCACAAGAAGCAGTTTTTTATGAACTTAAATGGTCATAAATGGGCATATGGAAATTTTGTAGAGAACAAATTTCTTATTAAATAACTATAAGCATATTACAAGGAGAACATAATATGAGTTTTACAAGACACGTAGGAAAACACGGGGACAGAAAAGTAGCTGTAGTATTCCGAGAAGTACCGGGCGAGCCTCATATGTGCTTAGTAACATATACGGAAACAATTAATAAAAATATCCATGATTCATTGATTAGATGTATTGAAAGTGACATTGGGCAAAATAGTGAAAATTTAGCTGATGCATTAAACCGTAGCTACACACAAGATGGTAGACCAATATTGCAAGTTTTACATTCTGAAAGTCAACTAAAGAAAGTTAACACAGAAATGATTTTAATGACACCTGCACCAAACACACGTATTAAGTTAAATGAACTTAATAAAATTTTAGATGAAATGAAATTAGGTGAAGATGCTGTTAAACGTATGGCTGAATTAGATCAAAGCCGTGGCATGCAAGATCCAGCTGATGTAGCACGTAGAATGCGTGGCCCACAAGGTAAACAACCTCCAGTTGTTGCCCCATCAGGTGATGCATTGGGTGATGCGTCATTAGCTAAACAACGTATTGAACAAGCACAAAAAATGGAACGTGAAGCTAAAGGCTTATTAGCTGAAGCACAACGTTTAACTTCAGAAGCACAAACACTAGATCCATCATTAGCTCCTAAACCAGCTAAAGCTAAAAAGGCAGCAGTTGTAGCTGAAGTAGCGACCCCTGCAAAGAAAAAAACTACAAAAAAAATAACTAATGTCGCCTGATTTTATCGATAAATGGGAACACATCCTTGAAGATGTGGAGAAGAACAAAATACCGGTAGAGTTTATTAAAAAATTAATTATTAAACTAACTGGTAAGAAGCAACAAACAATTAATATTAAAAGGTTACTTCAACAAGGTTTGGATCCAGATCAAGTAGAAGATGCTGTTAGTCGTAAGTTAAATGAGTTGGAAGATTCTATTGTAAGTGTAGAATTTGTTCTTAATGTACAAAGTATAGCAGATACTGTGCAACCAGAAACTGATAGACTATTAGGTAAACTTTAATTACTTCAAAAAGCCCTGATTAGTCGGGGCTTTTCTTATTAACATGATATAATAATTTATGAAACAATACTTAGAATTAATACAAGATATACTAGACAACGGGGAAATTAAAGATGATAGAACTGGTGTTGGCACAATTTCTTTATTTGCTAGACAGTTAAGATTTGATTTGCGTAGGGGCTTTCCCGCAGTCACTACTAAAAAACTTGCTTGGAAAGCTTGCGTCGGTGAGCTTCTCTGGTTTATTGAAGGATCTAGTGATGATCGTAGACTGGCAGAACTTACCCACGGTAGTAGTGAAGGAAAGACTACTATCTGGACCCCGAATGCAGAGGCACCGTATTGGAAACACAAAGCAAAATTTGAAGGTGATCTCGGTCGTGTCTATGGGGTACAATGGCGTCACTGGAATATGTACCGCACAGAAAAAGACATGGGCCCAGCACACAAAGGTGGTACCCGCCTCGCTGTTGATAAAACAGAAGTCGACCAATTGGCAAATCTCATTAAAGGATTAATTGAAGATCCTAATGGGCGCAGGCACATACTAAGTGCTTGGAACGTGAGCGAGTTAGACCAAATGGCATTGCCCCCTTGTCACGTTATGAGCCAATTCTATGTTAACAAAAATCGTGAACTATCTTGCCATATGTACCAAAGATCAGTGGATGTTTTTTTAGGACTCCCCTTCAATATTGCTAGTTATGCACTACTTACACATCTATTGGCACATCACTGTGATTTAAAAGTAGGGGAGCTTGTAATTAGTACAGGTGATACACATATCTATAAAGACCATATTGAACAAGTTAAAGAACAACTGTGTCGTGAACCTCATCCACTACCAACATTGATGTTGAATGCATCAAAGAATAGTATCTTTGATATGACAATGGAAGATATACATTTGGAGAACTATCAAAGTGATGGCCCTATCAAAGCAACAATGGCAGTCTAAAGACGAATTTACTAGACCCAAGTATCAGGTACAAGTATCTGATACAGGAGAAGAATCAGTATCTATTACTCAGGTAGTTCATACTATTAGAATGGGTGATGTTGAAGATCCTGATTTGTATGTAGCACAGCCTATATATGAATGGCAACAGACAGAAGAAGGTAAGTGGATAATGGAAAACTCTAATCCTACACCCAGTTGGCATCGTAACAATGACTTATACGATTATAGTTATGTATATCATATTAGAGCATATCTAACACACAAACAATTAACATTTTGGAAATTAAAATATGAGTAATATACTAGTTACAGGCGGATTAGGACTAATTGGACATAACGTAGTAAATAAACTACAAAAACAAGGACACAGTGTTGTAATTACAGATACTCGCACTACTTATGGTATCATCCCACAAGATGAAATTGATTATCTAATGACTGAACGACTAAAAAAGATTCAACCAGGACAAATTCACGCTGTAGATATTGTTAGTGATAGTATTGATTGGTTGTTTGGTAGATATAAGTTTGATATTGTAATACATATGGCAAGCTTTCCTAGACAAAAAGTTGTTAATGCTAATCCTAGACTAGGAGCACAAACAATGATGGAAGGACTATTGAACTTATGTGAAGCAAGTAAAAAACATAATGTAAAGAAGTTCATTTACATTAGTTCAAGCATGGTATACGGAGATTTTACTAATGATGTGACTGAGGACTATGACTGTAAACCACAAGGTCAATATGGAATTATGAAATTAGCAGGTGAATATCTTGTTAAAGACTACAGCCGTCGTAATTGTTTTAGTCACACTATTATACGTCCTAGTGCAGTATATGGTCCGTTAGATGTTGAAGATAGAGTTATTGCTAAGTTTATGCTCACAGCTATGCGAGGTGGTACACTAAATGTCAATGGTGTAAATGAAACACTTGATTTTACATATGTTGACGATGCCGCAGATGGTATTGTTGCAGCCGCACTAAGTGATAATACAGTAAACAAAACATACAACATTACAAAGAGCCATAGTCGCACATTGTTAGAAGCCGCACAATTAGCATTGAAGTTAGTAGGTGGAGGTACATTAGTAGTTAAAGATAAAGATGCTGATTTTCCTAGTCGAGGTGCATTGAACATTGATGCCGCTCGTAGAGACTTTGGATATGATCCTAAAATAGATGTAGAAGAAGGCTTTCAGAAATATTATGATTGGCTTAGTACATCAAGTTATTGGCAAGATAAAATAAAATGAACGAATTAGAAACCGCATTAAAAGCACACGATTGGACTCTAAATGGATATAAATCTAGAGTCAACATAGACAAGTTGATGAAAGAAAACATCGAACAATCAAAATTGTTATGGGAACAATATTGTCCATGGTCTGTTGCTAATGGCGGATATATAGCTTGGGCAAAAAATGCAAATTCCTCACTTTGGTCTAGTAAGACAGTACAGTAATTTAAGAGATGAGTTACTAGATGCCACAGACCGTGCCCTCAAAGACGGGAAGTTAGTAGGTGGACATTATACCCGTTCGTTTGAAGAATGGCTCAAACATCGTACTAAAACAAAATATGCTATAACAGTACATTCAGGTACACAAGCGTTAGAGATTATTGCCCGTTGGAAAAAGATTAAACATAGCGAGACTATGGAGGGTAATCCAACAATTCGCATCCCCAATCTAACTTATCCAGCTACATTAAATGCCTTTCTTACAGCCGGATGGGATATTGAATTAGCTGATACTGATAACACAGGAGTTATTAAACTTGAAACTGGCCGAGGTGGAATATATGATTGTGTAATGGGTTTTGCTGGACGTAAACCCTGGCCTAATGCTAGTTATTCAAATGCTTATGGAGTAATAGTTGACGGAGCACAACATTGGTTAGCATGTGAGGGTGATGTAGGTAGCGGAATGTCAATTAGTTTTGATCCTACAAAGAACTTACCTAGTTCGGGTAACGGTGGTGCTATTGTAACCAATGATGAAAAATTATACCTTTACGCATCAAGTTACAGAGATAACAACAAACCCTATTTCCATGATGCTGGATCTAATAGTAAGATGAGTGAACAAGATTGTGCTCAAATTCTTGTTAGAGTAAAATACATAGATGAGTGGCAAAAACGTAGAAGTGATATAGCAAAATACTGGTGTGATAAATTTAAAGAATTGCCAGTAACTTGTCTATCAGATACCAAAGATCCACACTCACATCAAAAATTTGTTATGTATCTTGCTGATAGAAATGATCTACATACTCATTTATTAGCTGAAGGAATTGATAGTAAAATTCATTATGAGTACGTACTGGGTGATTTACCGATTGGTAAAGATTTATCTAAGCCCGACTTGTTAAGCAATAGTGTATTATTATCTAGAGGTGTGTTAAGTTTGCCTATGTATCCAGAGTTAACCGATAGTGAGATAGATTATATTGTAAGTAGAGTTATAGAATTCTATAAATAGTTAATGAAAATATTCCCAATCAAAGTAGAAAAAGCAACAAAAGCAGACTATAAATTTATTGAATGGAAAATACATAATGTATGTAACCATAATTGTAGTTTCTGCGGTAATCAACATAAAGACGGAAGTCAACGTTGGTTTAGTTTAGAAAAATATAAAGAATACACTGATAAATTAATTGAAGCCTGCGGAGATATGCCATTTTGGATTCAAATTACAGGTGGTGAACCTACACTATATCCTGATCTTATTCCTTTATTAGCATATATGAAGTCTAAGGGAGCAATGATAAGTATGATATCAAATGGCTCACGAACTATTAGGTGGTGGAAAGAGTTACAAGAATTAAAAATAATAGATTATTTGTTTTTAACATACCATAGTGAACAAACAAATGATTATCATCATATTACAGAAGTTATGAATTTATTTCATGATGAAACCACCGAAGTAATATGTTTAATTACTCATGTATATAATACATTAGATAAAGCGTTTGAAGCACAAGAATATTTAATTGAAAATACCGGAGCAATTATAACACTTAAAGCAATGATGATAGGAAATCAAGATATATATTCAAAATATACAACCGAACAAATAACTAAATTAAAATCTGAAAATTGGTTACCCGGAAAAAATAGAGATACTAAAGCAAAATCTTTAATAGAACCTAAATATAAAATAAATCACACCTTAAAAATAACATATAATAACGACCTTTCTTTTAATATTGATCCTCAATTATTAATGAAACAACAAAAAAACAAATTTTTAGGTTGGGATTGTAACATAGGATCATTTACTATGAGAATTGACCATGATGTTCTATACCGCGGCGTATGCGAACAAGGTGAAAAACGTAGTATATATGATAATATATCATTTATTGACACTTACATACCTTGTAAAATTGAACAATGTTTTTGTGGTACAGATATGATAGCAACTAAAGTACTTCCTAAGAGTATGTATCCCCTGGCATAAATAAGGATACTATGTGGATACTATCAATACTACCCGACGCCGCAATACATATAATCTTTGGATTAGGTATTTTGGGCACAATAGCAGGATTCGTCCTAGGATTCATTCCTTTTGTCAAAACATATCAATTTGCTATACAAATATGTAGCATTATTGTACTTGTAATTGGTGTATATCTTGAGGGCGGATTAGCCGACTATAAAGAGTGGGAACTTAAAATTAAAGAAATGGAAGCTAAAGTAGCACAAGCTGAAGCTAAATCAGCTATTACTAATGTAGAGATCCAAGAAAAAGTTGTAGAAAAGACTAAGGTTATCCGTGAAAAGGGTCGTGATGTTATTAAGTACATTGATAAAGAAGTAGTCAAAAAAGAGGAAGTTATCAAGTATATTGAGAACTGCCCTGTCCCTAAAGAAATTATAGACCTACATAATCAAGCTACTGAGTTGAATAAGGCAGCTACAAAATGAAATATCTTTTAATCATTTTATTATTAGCCGGTTGCACAACCACTGTCCCAGTAAAACAAAAATTCCCTAATGCTACTCCTGAACTTATGAAGAAATGTGAAAGTCTTAAAAAGATTGAGGGCGATAAAGTAGCAATTACTGATATGCTAAAAGTCATTGTACATAACTATTCACTATACCACGAATGCTCAACTAAGGTAGATGGATGGCAAGATTGGTATAACGAACAGAAAAAGATATTTGACAACGTAAAATAATAGCATATTATGAAGTATTTGATATTATTGAGTGTATTGTTGGTCGGCTGTACTACCAACAAAGATTTTGAGTTATACCTAGAAGCACAGAAATCTATAAGCAGAGATGCTACAATGAGCGAAGCCGCACGTATTTCTGTATTGATTGATATGACCAAGAGTGCTGACAATCAAGTAAAAATGGAAGCAATCAGAGCATTACAAGAGATCCAGCGTAGTAAAACCCCTATAGTTATAGAAGCTCCAAAGAAGAATTGGTTCGGCTTTTGATAAATACTCTATAGGTCTAGGATTTTACATGACACAAGAATTTATTAATACGGGTGATTCGGCAAATAATGCCAATGTAGATCCATTAAGTACGGCTTTTGCTAATGTAGCTAATAATGTCTTTTCTTTACCGACCAGTGATTCTAACCTTCCTGCAGTAGTTGAAGTAATCAATCCTACAAGTCAAGCTACTAATACTAGCAATACTAATAACCTCAATATCGGTAATGTTTATATTACTAATAGATTTGACAGCAGGGCAAATAATCCAGTACTTATTAGACAAAAGCAAAGAGTCACTCCACCAGTTACACTTACTGCAATAGAAACAACTGATTCTACTCCGGCTCTTTCCATAAATTCAACTATATATGGTAGCCAAGAATATATTAACATTGGTGAAACACCTAATGATGGTAACGGTGATCCTTTAAGGGTTGCATTTGGTAAAATTAATAACAATTTTTCAAATTTATTTTTTACTACTACAACTACCAGTACAGCATATACGTCCGGAAATGCACAGAGTCAAGTTATATTAGAAGTCCCTATAACACAGTTCTATCAAGGTGAATTTCAAATTCGTTCAAGTGATTCAGGCACACCCGACATGCAAAACATCACACTTAGTGCAAGTATTACCAATAATCTTGCTGGCGTAAGATTTAGTGGACATTCTACATTATTTCAAGGTAATGCTATTTGTAGATATGATATGGATGTATCAGCCGGAAATGTTAGAATTTTAATAAATCCTTTACTAGATATAGGAATTGAACATTTTATATCAGCATTTGTAACTTATCCTGATCAAGTAGTAGTATCGGGTATTGAGATTGCATTAGACGGTTATGCTAATGGTTATCTAATGGGAACTGAAAACGAATTGATATTAACAACGGAATCAGAATGAGAGCAAAAGAATTTATAACTGAAACTACGTTGAGTAAAGTACACGATGGTCTTGATGTGGTATCTGTGACCCTTCCTAACACGTATATTATTCCAGAGTTAAAGAACAATGACTTCTATAATTTATATCGTTTTGGTGTAGCAATTGCCGCAGTAAGAGGTGAAAGTGGACACGATAATGTACAGTCTGGATTAGAGCCTAAGTTTAGGGCAGAAAGTAGTTGGGGAGAACATCAGGTTGTATCATCTCAGTTTGACAAAGAACTTGGTAAAACTATTGACCAAGCATTACAGAAAGTTGGAAAAGCCGGCAAAAAATCAGTAAGTTCATTCGGAAGCAATGAGATGGACGATACCTTAACTCAGTCACCGATTAGAGGATTCAAAGGATACAAAAGAAAATGAGAGCAAAAGAATTTGTATCCGAATCCAAGGTTGGTAAAATATCTAACCAACAGCAACAAGCTACCCGCGGGTTAAATGTTTTTTCAAAAAAAATAGACAGCTACGATAGAATATATGATTTGAATCGTTTAATGATGGCTGTAGCAAGTAGTGATGGAATAAACCCAATAGAAATGAATGCTGAAAGTTGGGTAGGTAAACACAACACCGCACATCCTTATACTGAAGAAGAACAAGATATGCTTATATTAGCATACAAGGCTGCCGGCCTAGAGTATAAAGACTTAAATAACGGTAATTTAGATAGTGAAGAATTAGTAAGTACAAATGTTCAAAGCATAGTTAAACCTTTTAAGGGTTATAAAAGAAAATAATTTAAGTCATGTCATTTAGAATAAGTAATTATATCAAATTACAGGATTATAAATGATTGATATCAATAACACGCTTGACTTAGTTAAACTAAAATTTTATAACGAATGGTTATATATAGCCCATATATATGAAGAAGGTGATAGTCAAATGCACAAAGATTTGACTAGAACGGTGGTTGAAAAATATATCGATCCACTAACAATACAAAAAAATGCAAAAATACTTGATTTAGGATGCGGCCCGGGCTACTTCTTAGATTTAATGAAAGAACGCGGATACACTGATCTTACCGGAGTAACACTAAGTCCAGGTGATATTAAAATATGTGAAGATAAGGGTCATAAAATTGCAAAATATGATTTCAGTTTCTTGCCACAAAAAGACGGCTATTATGATGAATCCATTGATTTTATTTTTCTACGACAAGCACTAGAACATAGTCCGTACCCTATCTTTACACTAATGGAATATAATCGTGTTCTTAAACAAGGTAGTAAAATTTATATAGAAGTACCTGCAGTTAATCAACCCCGTAAACATGAATGGAATAACAATCACTATAGTATTTTAGGCAATGAACAACTAGCCGCATTGTTAAATCGTACTGGATTTAGTGTTAACACATTTGATAATTTTCAATTTGAGTTAAATGTACCAATAGACGGTGTCGAAAGAGTAGATGCTAATGATCCTAGTACATATACTACTGTAATTGAAACTTATCTTTGTATTGTTGCTACTAAAGAACGACCGTTAGATATCAAATAACATTAAGCACTCTAAGGAGTGCTTTTTAATAACATTCCTAAATTACTCATATAAATACTTGTTATGAGTAACTCGCCTTCACTAGTAAAAAATCCCTATACTAAAACAGTTTTTAAAACTGATAAAGAACTACAGGATTTTATTAAATGCTGTGATCCAGATACAGGTTATCTATATTTTATGGATAACTTCTTTATGATACAACACCCTACTAAAGGTAGTATGGTATATCATCCATGGGGTTATCAGAAAAGATTGATCGAAACCTATCATAATTATAGATTTTCAATTAGCTTGATGCCACGTCAGTCTGGTAAATCAACCTCAGCCGCAGGATACTTACTCTGGTATGCTATGTTTGTTCCGGACAGTACAATTTTAGTTGCGGCACACAAGTATACAGGTGCTCAGGAGATTATGCAACGTATTCGTTATGCATATGAAAACTGTCCTGATTATATCAAAGCTGGCGTAACAACATACAACAAAGGCTCATTAGACTTTGAGAACGGATCTCGTATCGTTTCAGCTACTACAACTGAAAATACAGGTCGTGGTATGTCTATCACACTATTATACTTGGACGAGTTTGCGTTCGTTCGACCGAGTATCGCTAAAGAATTCTGGACAGCTATTACACCAACATTGTCAACAGGTGGTAAAGCTATTATCACAAGCACACCAAACAGTGATGAGGATCAATTTGCTTATATCTGGAAAGGTGCTAACAAGACTGAAGATGACTTTGGTAATACTACTGAATTAGGTGTTAATGGTTTTAGAGCGTATAGAGCATATTGGAATGAACAACCAGGTCGAGACCAAAAGTGGGCAGACGAAATAAAAGCACAGCTCGGAGATGATCGTTTTAACCGAGAGATTGGTTGTGAGTTCATTATTGCAGATGAGACATTGATTAATCCAAATACATTAATAGCTATGGAAGGAATAGAACCTGTAAGTCGCATAGGGCAAGTCAGGTGGTACGAAAAGCCAAAGAAGGGCAATATCTATTGTGTAGGATTAGATCCAAGTCTTGGTACAGGTGGTGACCCGTCTGCTATTCAAATCTTTGAAGCAAATACTACTACTCAAGTTGGCGAATGGAAACACAATAAAACTGATATCCCTAGTCAAATCAAACTAATAGCACAAATTAACAAATATATAGCAGAATGTACAAATGAACCTAACAACATCTATTATAGTATTGAATGTAATGGTATCGGGGAAGCCGCTATAATATCATTAAACGAATATGGGGAAAGTAATATCCCGGGTATCTTTATTAGTGAAGCAGGTAAAGGACGTAGAGGATTCAACACTACCAATAAAAGCAAATTAGCAAGTTGTGCTAAATTCAAAACACTAGTTGAAAGTAAAAGAATGACTGTAAATAGTCGTAGTCTTATAAGTGAATTAAAAGCATTTGTAGCACATGGTGGTAGTTATGCCGCTAAAATTGGGGATACTGATGATTTGATAATGGCTAGCCTATTAGTAACTAGAATGTTACAGCATTTAAGTGATTATCATGTTAATTTAGAGACACAGATTCGTGACCACGATGAATACTTGGCCCCTTTGCCCTTCTTTGCGGTCATAAGCTAAGACATAAAAGATAAATACAATATGGCTAAAAATCAAGAATCAATCAACCGCTCATTATTTGAACTATTACGTAGCAGAGGCTATGCTCCTACTCTATTAGATACTTCGGGTAAGGAAATTCCAGTACCTGAAGAAGCAGAAGTTTTTCAATTTAAGTTTAGTAAAGACGGAGAAGAATACGGTACTGTAACAGCATCAATTGATGGACTACATAAGTTAATAATCTACTTTGGTGATGATGTTGCTAATAGTGAAAAAGAAGATAACGGTGGTGATGATTCATGGTACAAACTATTGAATCATCTAAAGCGTTTTTCACAGCAACACCAATTGAGTTTTGAAGTTAAAAATAGAGACCATTTAAAATATGATATGGCAAAAAGGGAACATATGAAAAAGCAAGAAAAAATTTCAGAAGGCTATTATCCAATGGGTAAAAAGGCTAGTTATAATGACAATATTCCAACTGTTAAGATTGTTATTGAACATAGTCGTACAATTGAAGAAGGAGAACAACGTTATCGTAATGTAAACCGTATCTTCTTAGAGAATACACAAGGTGAAAGAATTCTTGCTCCTACAACTAAGCCAGGTGTTGCTCAGATATATGCCCGTCATTTAGCTGAAGGTGGTATGCCACACGATGATCGTTGGAATCATATTATTGGTCTATGTGAAGAATACAATAAGATGGGTGCTTTTGTTCGTGCTACACGTAACAACCAGTTCAATGAATCAGCACAACAATTAGTTAATGAAGGTATCAACCACTATCAAAGTTTAAAAGAATCATTAAGCAAGATGCGAGGTGCTCGTGGCTACAATGCGTACTTTGAATCATATACTCCACCATTAATGGAAGATGAAAGTGAAGAAAACAATTTGAATGAGTTGTTTGTACAAGAAACATTAGACCCACGTATTGAAAGTGTAATGCCAATACTAAACAAGCTACATAAGAAAGTAGCAGAGATGAAAGAAGTTAATGAGTTAAGTGAGTGGGCTGACAACTTAATTGATGAAGGTGCAGCCGTCGATGCATATATGGCAGGCAAGAGCCCGGCCCTTGCACACTTTGCTGACAAATTAGACAAAGAGGTTGATGAAGGTATATTAGATACTGTTAAAAAAGTTGGAAGTAAAGTATTTGACAAATTAGGTGGCGGCAGTGAAAAAGACCTAATTAAAAAATTACAAAAATCAGCCGGTGTAAAAGTTACTGGTAAAAAACCTGAATTTGATGTTAAAGCAAAAGAATTATCACGTGATAATCCTAGTGATCCAGCCGGCAACTTTATGAAGGGTGGAAAAGATTTGGGTATTTTCAAAGAAGAATTAGATGAAGCTAGAGTATTTGGTTATGATATCAAGCGAGTACCTGATTTAAAAGTATCGTATGATGATGCACAAGAACTTAAAAATCAATTAGGTGTGTTGGATAAAGTAATGAGGTATGCTACTCCAGATGACATGAGCCCAGAGATACGAAGCCAAGTAAGAGATATATATTTTAAAATTACTAAAATATTACAACGAAACGGTTTGCAAGAATCAGATTTAATGAGTATAGATGAAGGAATGGTTGACAAAGTTAAAGATGCTGTTAAAACAGGTGCCAAAGCACTTGACAGATTTGTTACCGGTGGAGACAAAGAAGATTTACTAAAAGACTTAAAAAAGAAGGCAGATGTTCGTAATCCAGAAAATGGTAAACCAAGCATGGCATACAGCGATGTTGAGAAGCGTACTGATGAAGTTGACATGGGTCAAGCTGACAGTTCATTGAGAAATAATCCAAAACAAAACAATGACAAAATGGATCACTTTACTGCGTTAGATAAAGCATCAAAGAAAATGGGACACAACCATTTTATGGATGTACCTGATGACAAACTTGAAGCACTTAGAGCAATGGTTAAGAGATTTAGAGCCGGCGAAGAAATTGACGAAAGCGCACTACTAGCATCTTTTGGGTACGATAAGTATGGTCCCGGCATGAAAGAATTACAAGACGCTGGTCGCAGAGATGCTAGCGAAAAAGAAATGCAAAACATTCGTGCTAAACACAGCAGTAAAGAAAAACCTGTAACAGAAGGCCAAGAAGAACTTGATTTTATTAAACGTTTAGTACGCAAATAATTAATAGAAAAATAATATGTTTAAAGAAAATTATACTAAACCTAAAGTAATGATTACTGAAACCCGCACATATAAGTTGTGGGAAAGTGCTGGTCGTAAAATAGTTGAAGCACAATTAACTCCAGATCAAATACAACAAATCTTTCAATATGCACAAAACATTGAAACGGCCGGGGGTACTAATCGTACAATGATTGGTAAAGGCAAAGATGCCGCATCTGCCGTAGGTCAAGCTTGGGAAAACTTAAAAACTAAAGCACAAACTTCTAAACCCATCGATGGATTTGAGAAAAAATATGATGCTGTAGCACAACGATTAAAACAAGCAACCGGCGGTGATCAAGGTGCAATGAAGTATGTACAGAAATACCGTGACTTTGCTAAGAAACATCCTATAGCACAAGGTGTAGTTTATGCCGCACTTATTGCCGCTATCGGTTTAAGTGGTGCAGGCTTAGGGGGTGCGGCAGCATTAGGCTTATTTAAAATGACAGATAAGTTATTGCAAGGTGAGAAATTCACTAGTGCCGCTTATAGTGGTGTTAAGACTGGTGCATTGGCATATGGTGCAAGTCAACTTGTTCAATATTTTCAAAAACCCAATGTTCCTCTACCTGACAATATTGACAGTATTAAATTACCCAGTGGTACTGATTATATAGTTAAACAAGGTGATACATTAAGTCAAATTGCTGAAAAGTACGGGGTTAGTGTTGAAGAATTAATGAAAGCTAATAATGGTGCAACAACTGTAACTCCTACTGGTCAATCTATGACATGGGACGATCCTAATGCATTATCTAATGTTAATGCAATGGGTGATGCAACACCTTCCGGTACTGGGGTACAACAAGATTATGATGTAAAGACAGCACCCAAAGTTTCTAATCCAGATAGAATAAATGTTGGTCAAAAATTAAATATACCAGGTGCAACTGGTTCAAGTCCATATCAAGGTGGTGTAGGAACTGCGGGTGACACATGGAACAAGATTGGTGCAGGTAAATATCCGTACGACCAGATATCAGCTAATCAGGCTGCTAAATATGGGATTGATACCGGTGGATTAGGTGATGCTAGTAAAGCCGGAGGTAAGATGGCATCTAATGCGGCAGGTCTAAGCCAAGCTGACATTAACCAGATGCGTAATCAGAATCTATTTAAAATGCAAGATCAGGCTGATGCCGCTTACTATGCAGATAAACCTGACGATGTTGGAATAAATCCACGTAACAATGATGCAGTGGGCACCGGAATGCCCGGGTCAGCAAAACCCCAAGGAGTAAGTTATAATCCTGATTATTTAAATAAAGTAATCAACGGTGAGATTACTCGTCCTAAGATTAGTGCAGAACAAGCAAAAGCCGCATTAGATTGGCAAGCTCAGAATGGTGGACAAGTTAATACTAACACACCTAGTGTAATGAACGGTGATGGTCCTGGGGGATTTAGTAAAGAATACCTAGAAAAAGCGGCAGATCCTAACCGCACTGGTAGATACATGATTAGTCCTGAAAAAGCACAGGAATTGTTAAACCAAACAACTACTCCGGCTTCTAACACGGTATCAGGTTTAACACCTGAACAAAGGGCAAATCCTGCATTCCAAGAAGCATATCAAAAAGTAATACAACAGTACGCTGATCAACCAATTCAACGTGGAGTACGTCAAGAAGCGATAGCGGCAGGCAAAAAGGCGCTGGCGGCACTTGCTAATGCACCAGTAAATGAAAGTATACAATTATCCGAATCACAAATCTTTTTATTAATAGGTAAAATTGTTGAAAGACAAAGACGTATTGATGAAGGTATTATGGATACACTCAAAGGTGCGGCAGGTAAAACAGCAGATTGGGCTAGAACAAAGGGTCAAAATCTAACAACTAAAATTACTGCTGATAAGTTATTACAAGCATGGAAAAAAGCTGATAGTCCTACAGATAGTGATGCAGTTGCTAAAGTTATGATTGGTGCCGGTGTGCCACAAGAGACTGTTACTAATCTAATGAAGAACTTTGTACAAGGTCCTTCAGCTGGAACAAATACAAATGTTTGGCAAGGCGCAGATAGAAGCATACCCGCTATTCAAAGAAAACAACAGGGACAATCATTTGCCGCTACACCTAACGCTTCAGGTCAAACACCCACTCCTCAAGGTCAAACACCCACTCCTCAAGGTCAGACTCCCGCACCTGCCCCGCAAGGTCAAACTCAAGAACCTACACAAGATAATTTGCCTTTGAGATATTATGGTGCCGGCAATAAGTCTCCGACTGATTTTTGGGGTAGGAAGAGACCAGTTCAACCAACTATGCAGTCTCAGCAACGACAAGCAGCCTTAGATGCAGCCAATGCGGCAACAACACCAACAACACCAACAACACCAACAACACCAACGCCAACAACGCCCGCTCCACAAGGATCTACCTACGATCCTAGTAAGGCCGCTGCAAATAGATTAGCTAAAGGTCAAGCCGCTCAACAACAAGCACTAAAACAAATGGCTGCTACAAAGCAAGCAAATTCTCCGGTATCTCAACAATATTCAGCTATTAAAGCTGCCGCGGCTGCCGCATTAGCTAAACCGGGATTTCAACGAACAGCCGCAGATAACCTTGCTATTAAGCAGGCAGCGGCTAATAATATTATACAAATGCCAAAAAATACTGCAACAACTCCAACTACCAAAGTAGCAGAAGGTGAATTTGCGGGACACTATGCTACAGGTGTAGCAGGTCAATGGCGCAACAAAGGTCCTAAAGCAAACAAACCGGCAACGATTGGGGATCTAGTTGGTGAGAGTGAAGAAACTACCGCTAATAATAAAGAAGATAGATTTTCAAAATTTATGGACAAGAAATACAAAAAAGGTGAAGAAGTAGGCAGAGTAAGTAACCCTCCTATTAAAGGTACACCAAACACAGCTAAGACTGGATATTATCCTACTCCTAAACCCCCTGTTAAGAAATTAGATACACCTTTAGCTAATGAAGCAGTAGCTGAAGGATCAGAGGATTTGGCAAGAATTCTTCATATCGCTGGCCTTACTAAATAAGATTTGGATATAATTACATGAAAATTTCGTCATTATTACGTGAAGCTGAAACCCCTAATCAAGGCACTGTTACCCAGTTGCCTGTTGATAAGGATTTAATATATAGAGCTAAGAATAAATATCCTGGCTATTCTTCAGAACAGGCAATGATATTATTAATTTCGGATGAAATGAAAAATCAGGAAAAAACTGATTCGGTTCAAAACAAATTAATTGACACACAAAAACGTGAAAATGAACGCTTAAGAGGTGCAGTAGATTCATTGGGTCAAGAACTACAAGATTTTGAACAACAATCACAAGAAACAGACCGCGAAGTTGAAAGATTAAAACAATTAAGTAGCACACTAACTACTGGTGGAACAGATACTAAACGTAAGGCAAAAGTAAGTGCAGATGATTTGGAAAAACTTCAACAAGATTTAGAAACATTAAAAACTAAACCTGGCATGGATCCAAAAAAGTTTCAGAATATAGAATTACAAATTAAACAAATTGCCAACAATCCTTCGGTTGATGACAAAGATTTAGCAAAAGTAAATTCTTTAGTAATAACATTAAACAATCAAAAAAATGTTGGTGATGAATTATATAAAAGACTTGAAGACCAATTAGCTACCACACAACAAGAATTAGATAAAAAAGAAGGCAGATTTTCAAAATATATTGAAAAGAAAAAAGGCGAGATAGGTAATATTCAACAACAACATGCCGGAGAAATAAAAAAGTATTCCGATATAGTTAAAGGTTATCAAAAAGATATTGAAAAATTTAACACACAGGTACAACAGCTAAACAAAGATAGAGAATTTATCGATAATGAAAAACGAATTATAGTAGATTTAAGAGGTGAGGTTCAACAAAGTGCTGAAACCATTCAACAAAGTGCTGATAGAATTAACACTGAGGCACAAGAGGCGGAAAAACTGATAAGGGCAATTAAATACCTATATACTAAAAATATTAAAGATGTAGATGATACAGAGAAAAATATAACACCTCCTGATCAGGAACAACTAGTTCCAGAACCAGTAACCCCGGCAGAAGAACCAAAAAATAATGTTAGAAAATTTCCAACTCAATCCGAATTAGCAAGTTTATACGCTGATAGAGATGGTAAAGGTGG